AACGAAAAGCTGCCGGAGAAGTTATCTCAACAGCATTACAGGGCTCACCTGCCCCTGATGGCTGAGAACAATTATATGTCCCTAAATTGGTCTCTTCTCCTGAAAAGCTTCCTGTATCACTTCCTAAGACTTTGATACTATCAGGAAAGCCATTTTGAGTGCCCCCATTTCTGGCCCAGAAAATAAAAGACGCAACTGAAACGGCACTAAGAAAATCCCATTGAATCCAACAAGAGCCGTCAGATTGTGGACCATCGGAGTCTGAAAGCCAAGCGTCATCACTGTCTGTTAAAGTGCCATTCCAAGCTTTATAGCCATAAAAACTTGAATAATTTGATGACACTGTACAATTGGCTTTTATTGTATCCGATCCTACTAAAGTAATGGCCATAATTCACCTCAAATATTTAAACAGAAACGTTTTAAACAGAGACATCCTGTTGGGCCACATTCTGGATTTTAATGCCTGAAAGAGTAATCGGTTGTCCGGAAGATAAAGTATGGTCTTCTCCAAAATCAATCACTCCATCAACAGGCTTCTGGGCATGAGTATCGTTATAAATACAAGCCGCCCCTGTTGGTCCAACAGACCCTGTTGCAGTTATCGTAATATCGGAAGACGTATATTCAGCTTGGTTGTTGGCTTCGTCCTCTGCCAATCCATCTGAACTCCCCGTCCCAAGTGTCTCCGGCCCTGTATACCCGTTTTCTTGAGTTATTTCATCTTCACTGGTATTGTAACTCCAAAGTTCCCAAGTCGCACCATCATCAACAACTTCGTCTCCCCAATCGGCTCCAGAAGAATCCTCCGGTGTTGGCCAAGTGGGTTCTCCTGAATCAGAAGTTCCTGCTGAAGTACAACGATAGAGATATCCGTTTTCCACAGTGGGTTTGCAGACGTCTCCAACGCTATAAGCTGTTGTAGCTGCCCATGCTGTAGCATCCCACGCCTTGTGTTTATCCGGGTCAAAGGAGAAGGTGTCATTCATCAAGGCAACTTTAAAAGTATCCGAATCATAATCAATTTCTTTCGCCATTTCCAATAAACAAATATATACAGCCTTACTGCTTAAAACTGCCATTTTATTTTCTCCTTTTTTAAGCTATTTCAATCACGTCATAAGACGGAGCAAACATGATAATGTTGGAGGCCTCAGCCTCTCCTACTACCTGAACAAATTGTCCTGAACCGGATGGGGCTGTATGAGTTAGTACTCCTTGAGTTGCCGAAACAAAAAGAGGGCTTCCTGGAGTCCAACTCCAGGCATCATTTCTTATCTTCCCCCACCGGAGGATTTCTTTTTCTCCTGTACCTGTTGCCAAAGCAAGCCCCATACATCGCATTGTAGCAAGAGCATCCGCATCAGCTTCGTCTAAATGACCATCAGCAGAGAGACAGAGAGCCGCCCCTACTCCGACCCCATTTGTGTCCACCGTCATAGTATCAACAAAACCAACAGCCCCTAAATCCGCCAAGGTAACATTCAAATCCACTCTAGAGATTAAAGCATAAACCCAAGCCGAACCAGAGTAGCGCAAACGAACATTTTCATCAACGCACCATATAGTATGGTTAGTTACAGGAGAATAAAAATGCCAAGCCCCAGAGTAGTAATGAGCTATATCATTAACATCTGCTGTACTCCACCCATCTGCGGCAGAATCAACAATATAAACATCTCCGTTTGAAGGAGAAACAGGGGGACCAGAATTTGTTCTGGATAAGACTCTTACAAACATTGCCTCTATTTGACGCAATGCGGTATTGTGAGTCAGATATTTGGCCGACTGATTCTCAGTCATTTCATCCAAACTTAATATGTCCGTTGCCATAATCTTCTCCTTTTAAATTGTTGCTTCTCTTCCCGTCCCTCTTCCGACAGTATCTGATATTTGATATACAATTACCTTCACACTTGCTTGAGTGGAACCAAAATCTGTAGTCTGTTGAGCCGCTGTATATATTACTGATGTTGCCGAAGAAACTTCTATTGTTCTTTTTATTGTTGCCCCACTATAAACATCAATTTCATACTCCTCCGTGTTCTCCAACATTGGAGCTCCAGTTCCTGACCACCCAATAGAAGACCTTGACCGCCTCACCCATGATATCGTAAGGTTCCCACTACTATCTCTTTCTCCCTGAATATCAACAGGAGAAAAAGGAGCCAACACATTGCCTATACAAGTAAATTCAAAAGCCATCCCCGAAAGAAGAGAAACTCCAATGGGGGCCATTCTATATTTGATTTCCGTATCCAACTGAGAATCAGGAATGGTTTGAAGAAGGAGCTTGCTTTCTTCCAAGAGAATAAAAGCATCGTTTGCTTTGTGATTTGCTGTATTATGATCTGTCCCTTTTCTACCCCTTACAAGATTCGTGAGAGTATAAGACCCATCTGCATTCTGCACTACTCCGGAAAACCCAACAATCTCCCATCTCCCAGAAGTTCCTACTGCTGCATTATTTGTTCCTGAGAAAACCGATTCTAAGGTGGCCCCTGCCAAAGTCTTGCCATAAGAAGAAAGGACCACCGTCATGGAATTCCCTTCATCAACAACTGTCACTGGCCCATCGGCCAACTCATTGCTAACCGTTCCAACCGTCAACATATTTTCTATAGCATTTATATGCTCCCAAGTCTGGCCATCATCAATAGAACGATAAAGAAGAGTTGTTTTCCAACCCTCTTCAATGGCATAAGCCCCGAAATAAAATGACAATTCATCTTTATATCCAATCAAAGACGGAAGATCTAAAAACACCGGATAAGAAAATGCTGGCTTACCAATATTTTGAGAGACGATAAACGGGGCCACACTTATACTATTAGATGTGTACGAAGCAGTATCTTCTGCCGCTGCTTCAATTTTTAAAATCAAAGGGAAAGAAACGTCTACTTTAGAAATCAAGACCTTGTAAGTACTATCAATAGTTATAAGATCTCCCGGAGACAATTTTATATAATCAGTTGGAATCGCAATTTGATATTTTTTCCTTTGAACCCACATTGTTTCGAAAAGAGTTTCAACCGCCTGGAGAGCTTTTGTTGCCTGCATCACAATAGGGTATTCAAGCGTTTTGATGTTGTCTGTATTGACAGCAGATTTACTCCGGGTGGCTGATTCTATTGCAGGCATATAATCGGCATCAAAATCTCTATACTCCAAAACAATTTTTAAAGGCAAAGAGCTTTCGTCTTCTATTTTTTCAATAATTGCTTCGGGTTGTTGCCCCCCTTGTTCATGCGCCGCAAGATCTCCCCATGGAATATTCGCAACAACAGATCCTCCTCTTTTTTTGCAAACAACTTTCCAATCTTGCTCCACAATATCAAACTGAAAAACTCTCATCAGAGGTTTTAAAAGTTCTTCTCCAGACATGACTCCTGTTCGAACAAAACCAATAGCAGTATCTCCAGAAAGATCTGTTACATCATACTGATCAGAAGTCAAACCGCAGTTTTCTAAAATATCAGCGACCATTTGGTCAACAGCCATGGAGCTTCCCGTAAAAAGATCATACTCCATAGGAGTTATAGACCAAGGACCGCAAAGGGCCATTGTAATATAACCCATTCCAGTGGGAACAGCATCGGCATAACTTCCCACTCCCAAGACGTTATTATCAAAATAAATTGCCTGCCCCGGCATATAAGAGGCTCCCGGTCCTTCTACTTCATTACTGACAACCGTAGAAGAATAAAGATCGTATTCAAAAACAACCTTACAAGAGCCCTTTGTCGCAATCGCTATTCCATCGTCAATAATATGAATATTGCTATAAGAAGCCCCAAGATCCCTTTCCATCATTAGAGTACAAGAGTAACTTGGATAAGACGTTTCTTCACAAACCCACCGCTGAATTTTAGAACCATTGCCTGTTTCAAAATAATACTTGTAATGACCTGTTCCGGTTGCCGTTCTCCCGCGATAGAAAGAACACCAAGGCATGGACGGATAACCAAGACGAATTACTTCCTCAATATTGCAAGTCTCCGGAGGATAAGTATTTATCACATTAAAACAAGTTTCATTAAATCCCCATTCCGTGAACATAACCATAATGTGGTTTAGTTGGTTCGTCAGCGTACAATTCTCTTCGAAATGTCCTCCAACATCCGCATCGTTGATATTAACATTCCACATTAACTTAGCTCCATTCCCGTATGGGTCAGGAATCCCAGCCCATCTCTGTAAATAAGCTGGATCAGAATAGGTGCCACCATCTTGAACACAAACTAAAATACCACCATCTACTTCCCTTAATCGTTGCAAACTGGGAGTCTTCCCAGCAGTAAAACGGGTGTCGTGATAGGAGTAACAAACCCAAACAGCATCACCATCCTCAACTGTTTCTCCCAAAGTAGTAGGCCAAGTGGGCTCTGTCATTCCAGCAGTACCACCACCACCAGAAATTGCACTATAAACATATCCATTTGGAGTTGTAGGGTGACACCAGTGCTGAGTCGTGAGTAAGAAACCATATTCACGAATAGTCATTCCAGGAGACCAAGCCCCTTGAGCAGCTTCTAAAGGATAAGGGATTCTGACCCCGTAATAGTCAGAATCAGAAGCGTCAGCAACTTCAAACTCAAGGTTGGGGATTCTGTTCGCAAAATCAGCCAACTGCATATCTTCAAAAACAATATAACAAAGCCCACGATACCCTGGAACCTCTCCGGCACCCTCTACTGCCTCAATAATAGGATCTGCTTCTTGGGTTTCGGAACCCGGATAAAACGTAACAGAAGCAGACTTTGCCATGTTTAAATCTATCCCATAAGCAGAAATGCTGACCCCTGACAAATCCCTCCGGTCATAAATCAATTTGCTATCTGCCCAAATTCTTCTTATCCCTTCAATCTCTCCTTTGCAAATAGCAACAGCGAAGGAGCAAGTGTATGAATAAGAGGTATAACTTGCTCCACCCTTCCCAACATCTTCTTCATGTTTATGCTCTTTTATACCTTCCGACCAAATTATATTTCCCGCCAAACGAACAGAGCCCCAACAATCTCTAATCGGAGTGCCATAAACAGACCCTTGAACAGAAAGGTCTGTCATCTTTGGCCCCTCCGTATGAGTCTTGGGCTGAAGAATATAGCTAATAGCATATGTCGCTGCCATCTTCAGAAAAAAGGTTCCTGCCGCAGCTAAAAAGGCCATTGTCATGGCATGTCCTCCTCTACTCCCGGAATTTTATAAGCCTGTATCAATCTCCCCATCCATACATTCGCCAATCGGTGTTCAATTACTTTTCCCACCTTAGAATGACAATGGAGCATTCCCAATCCTCCTCCGTAATAATCAACGGCAATGGCGACATGCTGAGGGTGAACGTCTATTTTAAACAAAAGGGGGTCTCCGGGCCGAATTTCTTCTGGCTGTATCCTCTCCAAAACAGAATCCATTTGTTTTTTTAAAGAAAAGGTTTCGGGGTTTGTAGTATAGATCAATTGATCGTTGAATTTATCTCCAAGCCCTACTTCCCTTGCAATATGAACAAGAGGGCCAGCACAATCAACACCAAGCCTATTTCTCCCCTGATGACGATAAGGAACCTCCAACCACTCTCTGGCCATTTTAACTATTTCGGATCTTTTTATCATGAGTTAGCATCCGGATATTGGCTTGCCTCATCTCTACCGGGCAAGTGGGGTTCTCCCCTGAAATTGACAATATTATTACTGGCGAATTTTGTTTTGCAATCTGCCGGAGTACCACTACAGCCAGGAGTTGCAACAAATGTATCTCCTACCTGTACCGTATAAGGAAAATCAAAAAGGCATGTTATTTGACCACTGCCAAAGTCTTTTACTTCCCTTGTAAGGCCTGCATTGTTACCAGTAGAAAATTCTATTGTACCATATTTGAAATAATGGTCCGCTTGCCCCAGAGAAGAGTCTGTAAAAATTTTGGTGCTCGTTACTCCAGTCACAGTTCCGTTTACTTGATAAGAAGCCTTAACCAGCCCACAACGAGAATCTCCAAAATCCGCCCGACATTTATAGCTGAACACTTCTCCAAGCTCAGTTTTAAGCAAATTCGCAATGCTCATCATCTCCGCATTCGCGCCAAATTCATTGACGTCAATATCCCCCAAATATCCGGAAACAAGTTTTACAATGCCTTGGGTAGTGTTATTATAATTAATCATAAAAAGACGAACAAAAGCATGGTCAAATTTACCTTTCTGGATATCCTCTTTAGTAATATAATCATCGTCAAAGGCAATGCCAACCTCCAAATTATCCGCTTCTGTGCTGGCCACCTGTTCCAAATTGGTAAAAGAAGCCGCAGAAAAAGGGTCATAATCTATCCCGTCATAAGTAATAGTTCGGTCATGAGTAGTAAATGCAAAAACCTCTGCATCAGTTCTTGTGATGTCAAAACACAAAGCAACTGTTGTTAGGTCTTCTCCAAAATGAGCCTCAAGTTCAGAGGTTATACTTCTACTCATGTTTCATCCTCCTTTATTTCAATTACAGGGACAGAAACCTCTCCTGTCTTATAACCCTGGAGGGTTACAGGGAGCTCATCTGTCTCTAATCTTGCATGCACATCAAATTCATAACCAGCCGTTACAACTGCCCCGTCGCTGGGCTGGCCATATTTTACACTCCCATCCACCGTTACATCCGGGATTTGTTCGGAGACATGAATTTCTGTTCTGCTATTACCGTCATCGTAAACAGTAGAGAAAACAGTATAAACCCCGTCATTGCCTGTGCTGCCTGCAATGGCAATGCTTGTCCCGTTTACAATATCTCCAGTATGGTCTCCCGCAATACAAAAGAAATCGTTCGAACTGGAGGCCTCCAAGGCTGTAACCGCCCAAGTACTTTGGGTGAAGGTGACAATCCCGGTATCTGTATCCACAGTGAAATTAGTTACTGAAGCCCCATTAACCGCCATAACAACAGTTCCGGAAACAGGTTTTGTGATGTTGCGAACCCGAGAAGCTGCTCCAAAGGAGTACGTCTTTTTCAGCTGAAAATCAACAGTCTCTCCATCCCCGGCTGTTAAGGTTTGGTCCGTATTGGCAACATCGGAGTCAACCTTACACGATTTGTAATCTCCCCAATCTTTCCACCGAAAAGTATGAGCTCTACCAAGTACAACATGGAAGAAAGCAATCAAATCCTCCACATCAGACATCCGCTTTACTCCAGAAGAAGCATCATATTCATGTCTGGGGTATGCCCATTCAGCATTTCTCTTCTCCCTACCTGACCGCATAGAGATAACAGAGGTTTTATAAATCGGGCCGCCAGTAGAGCCAAAACTAATTGTGACCGGGAACCTTGTGTCAATAAAGCTCATTTATATTCCTCCCATTGCCCCAACCAAGGACCTTTTAAGTTGCCTTGTAGATTGTTTAGACAAGTTACCTTCCGGGGCTTGCACTGTAATATGGAAGGTGTTATTTTGCTCCCCTCTTGTGGTCTTAAGCCGTTCATTTAGGGTTCTCATTTTATCTTCCGTCAAAACTCCTTCCCCTTCCTCCAAAATAGCAGGGTATTCTCTTGGAATGAGACCTTTATGAAACTTTGGTGCTGAATTAAAAAGGCTGGCAGGCACTAAACGACCAGCGGAAGCTCTCCCCGCAATTCCTCCATCGTGAAAAAGGCCTGCAACTAAATCAATCCCTTTGCTTATAAGCCCACTTTTACCATCTCCACCACCCAAGTATTTCGTAAATTTCAACATCTCCTGCTGGATTAACATTTGGGTGATCATTTTGCCCCACTGAGCAAGGATTTCTTTAAAGGTTGCATCAGAACCCCAAAGCATATCATTAAGAGTATTTGCAAATTTATTTCCCCAGCCATCAAACATATTGCTTTCTTGGGTTTGCTGCTTTTCGGTAAGTTTGCTTTTCTCCGCATCATACCAAGCATCCAAAGATTTTTTATCTGTTATATATTTGGAGTAATAATCATATCGCTTTTGAAGTTCTCTTAACTCCAGTTCGGTTTGAGACAAAGTTGCTTGCTGATACTCGTTATTAAATTCATTTAAAACAGATAAAAGCTCTTGCTGTCCTTGCTGGTTTATATTTTTTCTCTCCGCATTATACCATTCCTCCAACTGGGTTTTGTCTGTGATATACTTGGAGTAATAATCATATTGTTGTTGAAGCTGATAAAGTTCATAATCTGTCTGGGACAAGGTCGCCTGTTTATATGCATCTGTGAAGTTCTCCTGTGCATTCAACCTCATTTTTTCATACTCTGCTTGGGCATCCAACAAGGCTTGTTGTGCTTCGGAAATTCCTGTATCAACTTTAGAAGCAGGACCAAATTTTTTAAGTTTGTTCACAGGAGTAAGAGTTGCGCTTGGGCCACCCAACTGATCACTATCACTCTCCCCATAAAAAGAAGAGGCTACTGAATCAAAATCTCCACTGCCACGATCACCAACAGGGGCCAAGGCCTTAAGGGCTCCAGTATTCCAATCCCGTTCTCCCTTAAGTACGCTTTTAATCATTGCCAAAGCATGGGAGAATTCTTTGGAGTCTTTAACTGCTCGCTGAACAGAGAAGTCATAAGCAGAAAAGGTTTTATCTAAATTTGCCATTGCTTGGTTTATCATTAACAGCATGGTGATAAACCGCCCAACAGGAGTCGCGCCTAATAACATTCTTCCAAGGATACCAGCCCCAGCCGCACCAATAACCTCTTTTGGTAAAGAGTTATAGATATTTATCAAAGTACTTAAAACAGAGACAATTCCGGAAACTGCCGATTTAATATTGGCAATATACTCCGGGACTTTTTGCTTAATCAAATCCTTGTTGTTTTCAAGCCAGCCTTTTAACCCTTTATTAATTTCTCCTAATTCCTCTTTTAATAGGTCAAAGACTCCTGCCGCCATAACACTCCTTTGAATTTCGGCAATATAGCTTTTAAAGGTTGCTGTTAAACCCTGCCAAGAAGTCATTTGACGCTTTGCTGCCCCTCCAAAGTCTCTGTTCAACCCCTCCCAAATGGCGTCAATTACTTTTTCTATCTCCATGCCAGATTTTTGAACTTCTTCAACTGTCATCCCAAAAGCTTCTGTCAAATACTTACGAGCATTAATGCCAGATTCAGACAGCTGATTAAGTTCTTCTGCGGAGAGTTTCCCAAGGGTCTGCATCTGACCCAATGCCCGGGAAATCCTTGGCAAGGTTTCCTCTCCAAAAATAGAAGCAGTATCGGTAAGAATTTGCATTTTTTCAATGGTAGGATTTAACCCCATTGCTTGCATTTTAACAAAGGAATCCACCGCTTGCTGAGTGTTAACGGGCATATCCAAAGCCCATTTATTTATCTTCTCCAAGGTCTCTGCCCCCTTGCCCTTTGTTAAAGCATCGAGCTTGACCTCCAATTGTTCAAAACTGGTGGCAGTTGCCAAAAAACCATTGGCTACTTTGGCAACTCCCCAACCAGCAAAAGACCACATTGCAACTCTCTTCAAGCTTTTAAACCTCGCCTCCATATTATGGGTGGAGGTTTTTACTTTTCTCTCGGCATAGTTAAGCCCTTTATCCAAGCCCTTTGTATCAACCCCGAGATAAGCCATTAAATGTCCAAGAGTTGCCATAGTGTTTTCTCCTATCCAAGGAAAGCCGTTTTAATTTTTTCCATTAATTCTTTTGGTGAAGGCCGGAACCTCTTAGGCTTGGGTTTCTGGGGCAAAATATCCGATATGGCAACACTCTTTTTCATTGACTTACCAGCTGAATTATAAATAGCTTGCGCAATCGCCGCCATGCGTTTATTTGCCGCATCCTCCCCAAACCCAAGAGGCTGAATTCTTGCAAAGGCCATCCACTCCGAAAGCTCTCTTGACTCCATCTCTTTTAAAAGTTGCTTGACTGTTTTACCGCCAAGGGCCAGAGCAAGATGGAAGACAAATTGTCTCTCTGGCCTTTCAATTAGTTTTTTGTGAGCTCTTCTACGTCCTCTTTAGAGAGACGATTCAAAGTCTGAGCCTTGGAGAAAGCCCGGTCCAAAGCTGCCGCAGATTTTTTGGCCAAGGCGTCAATGTCCTTTTGATTGAAAAGGAGAACACCTTTTTCATCACAAAGGGTACGAACAAGGAGTTTGGACCGGAGATTTTTAAAGTTCTTCTCCACATCCCCTTGTTTGTTCAGAAAGGCATCTTTTTCAAATTCATCCCTTTCTTCTCCGTTCATCATTTTGATACCAACTTCTCCGCCCCACTCCGGAATCTCAATGGTTTCAATGGTAATGTCCTCTGCCGCCAGAATACTTTCTTTTGTCAACATGGTTTTTTCTCCTTCTATGGTTATGATGTTATGTTTTTACTTCTTCAAATTAAGTCGTGGCGATAGCACCAGTTAAGTCGTGGCGATAGCACCAGAAACCTTGATGGTGACATCAACACTCATCTTGTCATCCAGCGGTGCATGCGTCTGGATGTTCGTCACAAGCCCAGAGAACTCAAGAGTGGTTGCGGCAGAATCCGGAAAAACGATCTGATACCGCACGGTATCATCCGAATTAAAATCCGCCAACCATGCAGCGTGACGGGTTTTCTCGTAATGCATGGACAAGGTAACTTCTCCCCCATCCCGGAACCCCGTCAGAAATTCCCGATATCCGCTGTTGTTGTCGTCGTGGCTCGTAACATCAAAAGTCTCTCTTGTTCTGTTGGGAGGGTTGATGTCAAAAATCTCTGCAACTTTGGTGAATTCCCCTCCACCACTGCTGCTGTCGCCGCTACCTCTTTTGATTTCAATTCCTAAACCAGCAATTGCATCACTCATTTTCTTTCTCCTTTGTTATTTGTTGATTTTAGGGTTTAATTACTTAAGCCCTACAACCACATTAAAAATTTTTTTCCGTTTAACCTCGGGCAAATGCTTTAATAAAAAAAACCATTTTATTAGGAACTTCTATGGCAAAGGAAGTTCAAAGTAAAAACAGGCCTATTATTTGTATCGTACTTCACAAAATTTACATCCCCTGTTACTAAAATTTGGATATACCGAGTGGAGTTAATGGTTGTATCCGTTATTTTATGGAGATAAGTTTTAATTGACTGAGCAATCGCATATGCCCCTGCATAGTCATTTTTCTCTCCTCTTACCCTTACCATAAAACCCGGTTTGTCGTAAACAACATCTATTACCTCCGGAGGCAATCCAGGGCGATCATAAACAGTAACACATTTATCGGGAGAATTTGGTTCCTGTCCAATAAAAAGATCTGTCCCCTGAACGAGAGAAAACCCAGAACTTGACTCCACCAAGTGATCCGCAATGTCTTTAGAAACTGGATTCATTTTATCTTCGCCTTTCTCCGGATAATATCCAAAATTTTATTAAAATTCTCGTACAAGGGGTCTTCCAAAAATTTCCACTTACCAACAGTGGAAAAAACAGCTTGAGTTGACCGCTTGCCATTTGGGTTTATCGGGGCTTTATACTCTTTCCCACTGGGGCTCACCCCTTCCGTTTTTCCAGCTCTTTCATTTTCGTGAACAGACAAAGCATAAACCGCCGAAAATCCTACAACTGCCCCAACTTTTCTCCCTCTGGTTGCATCTTTCACATAGGCGCTGTTTTTCAGGTTGCCAGTAACCACTGGGCATTCGGCTTGTGCCTTGCCCTTTACAAAATGGCCAGCAGACATTACTCCAGGCCTTGACCTGCCTTTAATGGCTCTTATCTCTTTGGTTAAGTTGGCACAAACCTTATCAACACCTTTTATATGTTTTGTGTCTGCCATTATATCCAAACCTTCCGGCAGTATTCATTTGCTTTTATTCCAGGAGTCTTTTTAAAACTTTTAATTTCATAAGCTCCATCAACAACAGTTGGATCAATTTCACTTGCGCCAGAAGAAGAATCACCTAACTCTCCCAAATAAACAAAGTCTCCTTCCGCCATATCTTCGTCCACAAGGATAACGGCTTGGGATTTCTTTTCCTTCCCTTCCGAATCAAGAAACAACTCTTCTTTTTCCTGCCACCGACAATCCTTATTAACAGGATTGGAAAAGGATGGTTTGTTATATACGTCCTGTCCACCCTTTGCCCAATAGATAAGTGTTTGGTTTAATCCTCTTGAATACCAACTCATTTTAGGTTCTCCCTTATTGCTCTTCGGAAAGCCTCCATATCAAAATTTTTCCCGGGGCATGTTTTGTAACCAGCCAACTCTCTATGGCCCAGAACGTTCTCCGCCGGAATATGAAAAATCTGACATAAAGAAACTACCAGCTTTATTCCTAATAACCACATCTCCAAAGGAACTACTGTTTTGTCAAAATTGCCAACAAAACAAATTCCCAAAGAGCAAAAATTCATATGTTTCTGAGAACAATGTGCTCCATGACAATTCATCATTCTCCCGGTAAAAATCTGGTGCCTTTTTTCTACTTGTTCAATAATGAAATGATATCCAATATCATCCATACCAAGAACATTCACGTGATAGTCTTCTATATTATCCCGCGACACCGTTTTACCATCTTTGGTTAAGCTGTGATGAACAATAATATATTCAGGGACGATAATCATTGTTTGCTACCCTTTGGTTCAGTCTCGTAAAATTTTTATTAAGGCTCTTAACTTCGCAAGTTAAAGTTTCTATACCTTGCGCAAGATATTTGAAGTCAACCTTCATCTCCAGAACCTCTTTTGGAAGCCTTTTATTTTCCACCATCCAATTCTTTATCTCCCGGATATCAGCAGAAATCTCCAGATGCTTTTTTATCCATGCGGTATTGGTGTCAATTTGGCTTTTTGTAATCCCGATATAATATACAGCAACCGCGATATAACAAAAGGCGACAATAATTTGGATGATGTCTGACCGGCGCAATTTGAAACTCTCCTTTGTCGTTTCAGCTGGCATTTTTATCTCCTGTTGCTTTTATGGGGTTTGAACTTTTACCTCTATATAAAGCGTGACCGTAAAACCAGCAGGAGCATTTGGAGGGATATGAGTCAAAACCTCATTTGAATTCCCAGATTCTACTCCCTCCTCATTATATGCTCGCAAAACAAAATGCCCATTGCCCGGGACTGTAACAGTACAACCTACCGTTTGCCCATCCCAAACAGGGTTTGCATAATCATAAGTCTCTACTCCAAGAGGGCGATAAAAAGCCCTATATCCCGCCAAGTCAGGTTCTGTATTTGGATCCCACATCAACTTCACTTGTACTGCATGAGCCGCTGGGACAACGCAAACAAATACAAACAAAAAAGCCAATATCATCAATAAATATTTTTTCATTTTCTTCTCCCCTTTACTCCCAATTAATGCATTCAACTTTTGCCGTCGTTTTGCCAACATTGGCCAATTTCCCAGTGGTATCAAGTGCGATTGCCTGCATGCCATATGGGGTTGCCTCTAAACCCTTGCCCTCCTTTCCCAGAAAAAATTTTGCTTCCGCTTCATCCATCTTTTTGGATTTCTCCCTTGGGTCACGGATAGCCACAAAGTGAGCCGAAAGCCATCTTTCAATTTCCTTAAGGAGGTCATCTCCAAGGCTCTCTCCGCCCAAAACACTTTCGACCAACAGGTTCGCGGCAGTAATAAATGGGGCCGTCGTTACTGTTGTATCAATGATTGCTTTTACTTCTTCCTCTGTTACTCTCGCCGCCATGATACCTCCTTATTTACCAGACCAAAGAGCAGGTTCAATAAAATCCTCAATACTCTCCTTATCCAGTTTTAAACCCAGCCGCCTTACCACTGCCAAAATGCCGGTATAATCACGGTCAATCATCTCTTGGGGCCAAACATAATTAATATCAAGGCCAGCTTCCTCCATCTCCAAAAACCTCTCCTTGTGCTGGTCTATCCAATACAACCAACCCGTTTCATTGTTGTAAGCCCTCATAAAACGGGTTTTCAAACAGGAGTTAATCAAGTCTGTTGATTTTCTCCGTACAATTATCCAAGTTGCTTCGGGGAAAGCTTTATACCATACAGGCCAAATGAGGCACATTTTGGGGTCTTTATTATACCATGGACCGCCTTTATACCCCTGTTTTCGCATCTCCTGCATGACTATTTTCCGCCAATTCTCCACTCCTTCGTTGGACATAAGCCAACAGCGGTCAATATCCGGGAGAGGTTTCTGGGCCATAGGGTCCGCCCCAATGGTTCGCAAATAAGGTTTTACAAGGCTCTCCCGAAAAGCAATATTTTCGAACATGCCTTTAGGATTTTCTTTTTGCCCGGGATAAAGCTTACCTCCAAATGCTCCCGCCTTTTGTATCAAAGCAGCAGTCATTGAGGTGCCAGAACGAGCGCAACCTGTAATAAAAATGGGTTTATCTTTTATGATGTTCATCAGGGCCATTCTCCGTTCCAGGGCTCAATGTATTTGACAGGGTTGCCATAATATACTCCGGGGACCGAAATGCTTTTTGTGACCACCGATCCCATGCCAATTAATGTTTTGGGAGGAACTGTTACTCCATTTCTAATTAAAGAACCAAGACCAATATAACAGTTTTTCCCTATCTTAACAGAACCTCCAATATTTACTCCCTCAATAATAAGAGTATTATCTCCAACGATGCAATTATGGCCAATGTGACAACCACAATCAATTTTAACATTGCAACCAATAATCGTTGAATCAAAAATAGCCCTTGCAACAGTCGTAAGAGCCCCAATAGAAACCCCTGAACAAATTCTTACATTGCCCATATGTTTCATGGAGATAATTTTATCATCTTTCTTCACATATCGCATTCCTTCTGGACCAATCTCCGCTGAAGGATGAACAAAAGCATCTTCCGAGATATTGTTTTCCTTAGGTTCCCGGCAAGCATTAATAGCATTGTGTGCAATAACAAAATCAAGAAAGGGAGTAGGTGAATTGACAAGGGTAAAATTGTCTCCAAAATAATCTGTAAGAGACTCCGGAATTTTTTTGTTGTTGGGGATAAAAACAGTCAACTCTCCAAGCCAACCAACCAGCTTTTCAAGCATTCTGGTATCTGTAACATATGCCAAACCCCCATCTACAGGATTATCAATAGAGCAAGTTCTTTTGAAGTTACCCCACTGAAAGTCTTTTTTATTTTTTATCATAATATTCATCCCAAGGGTGGTTATATGTTCGGTCATTATAAACATCCTGAACCCACTGTTCTTGGCAATGGTGCGGTCTGGGATGTCCGTGAAAGGCCACAATTTTTGCGTCTTCAGGAATGCTCTTCCCTCTGACATCATTTTTATAACTGTAAAACCCAGCAAAATCATCCTGAAACAACCGTACTTTAATTTCTCCAGTCAATTCTCTTTGAATAAGCTGGGCAGTGGTATAATCTTCTTCTCCCCGAAATGCTTTCATGTACTCCGGTTTAAAATTTCTGTATATCCAGGACCAGTCTCCATTCCACATCATCATTCCAGAACAATATTTATGTCCTTTGGCAAGCCAGCGAGGCTGAGAACGGGTCATATAAAATGTATCCGGGGGGCAGGTAAGGGCAAGTTCTCCAGCCCTGTCAATAGAGTCTATAATCAAGGTATCAAGGCCAGTGGCAATCACAGGGCAGGCAAGCCGAAACATTTCTACTACAGACCACCATCCCGGCCAGCCATGTTTAAGAGGGAGAGTTGTTACAAGAGGATCATCAATTTCCATATCTGTAAGACAAACAAAACGGTGAGGCAAATGGAGATTTCTCCTTACCTGATAAGCAAGCGCAATAGCGTTATCCGGTATATAATCGCCTCCGCTTTTGAGAACGACTAAAAAAGTAAGCCTGACCCTGTTATCTATAAATTCTTTGGTTTGTTTTTTTGTAGGCATACCCTTACATTCCTTTATATAAGAACGTTTAAATTCGGGCCAATCCTTTGGGCTGTATTGCTTACTCCGCCTTAACAAAAGCCCCAATTTTGTTTCTTGGGGCTTCATGCTGGTAAACCATGTTGTATCCGAAATCTCTGGTCATTTGTTTAAACCAGCCCCACCCATCATCCAAAACATGGGTAGACCCTCCACCCTTCCAAAAATAATTTTTGTTGTGGAGAGGAACTTCAACAACAACAGCCCGAAACCCCATGTCAAAAATCCACTCCACTTCTTGAGCAGTAAAGTGTTCCAGAGTATGGGAAGAAACAAGAGCTTGTTTGGCAGGGGAAACAAAACCATCCTCCAACTCCCAAAAATCACGGTCCAGGATATTAAGAGAATAGCAAGGATGCTTGCAAAGGTTTTCCTGTTTCATAAGAGGGTTAATGTCATAACCCCTCCAACTTCGGATAAGAGGATACCGTTCCAATGCAAGCTGGGCCAATACTCCTTTCCCGCATCCTAATTCAATAAACTCCAAAAAGCTCATTGACAAAACTTCTCCAATAGCTTCCAGGATTTGGGTTTGGTGAAACCTTGGAATATCTTTACAAAGGGAATAAACCAACTCATTAAACAGCTGAAGCTCCACAAAAGAGAAATGCCCCTGCCGGTAATGGTTGCGGTAAACATCCCAATTCTTTACTCTGCAAGCATCAAGAGACTGTTTTACAACAGGAGTTAAATTCATTTTCTCTCCTTCGCCGGGACCCCATAAACAACAGCCCCATCCGGAACGTTTTTGATGACTACCGACCCGGTTCCAATAAGGGCATTCATCCCCACTGTTACTCCAGGAGCAATGCTGGCCCCTCCCCCAATACGACAACCATTTTTGAAAATGGGAGGTTGTTCAAAATACTCCTCCTCCAAATACCGGACCATCCTTTTATCGTTTGTGGTAATAACGCCGGGACCAAAGAAAACATTGCTGCCAATTTTTACTCCGGTTGTAATGTGACACTGAGATTGAACGGTAGAACAAGATTGAATTATAACGTTCTGCTCAATTACCACATTATGGCCAATAACAACATTGTCTCCAATCCTTACTCCAGATCGGATAACAGTGTTTGCCCCAATAAAACAATTGTCACCAATTATAACATGGTCATCAATAACCACATTCTCTCTTACTTTTGTTCCGGGGCCAAAACATGACGAAAGATCCATAAAGAACTTCATTGGTTTCTTTTCTCCTTGTCCTAATCGCCAATACATAATATTTCCTCAATGGTTGTTTGTTTAAATTGGGTAATGGCGCTCCCGGGAGTAGCATTTAAAATCTCCAGTCCCAGCTTTTGGGCATCAGCAGCGATGGCGGGAATATGTTTCAAATATTTTTGGTGAATGTCTTTAGGAGTATTCTCCCATCCAACATATTCTCGGTGAAAATTCTTTTCACCATTTACAGGCCGCATATCAAAGCCAACAAGGACAATCCTCTTAGCGCCAAAATGATAAGCAAGGTTAATGGCGGACAGGCCAGAATTTCCGTTCCAAGAGATATATCCCGGAGTATCTTCGATTCCGGAGGGCCGGAGACGGTTAATTTTTTTTGCCCACCCGGAAGCGTCATAAAGTTTACGATGGCACGAGGTAATAACCAGCCCACCAAATGTTCTCTTTACTTGCTCTTTGTAGCGAGCTCCCCATTTAAAATCCCCAAAATACAATACATCAATTCCAGGCCATAAAAAACCAGCATTATTGACTGCAATACATCTCTGGTCTTTCAACAGGGAGAAATCAACATTGTTGATGGAAGGACCGCCCCCGAGGATAAAGGCGGTCCTGTTGGGCCATATTTGGGGAGGTATCCAGACCATTGATTACTCCTTCTCCTCGATAAGGTCTTTGGCCTGCTCTTTGGTAAGAAACCCATCATGAATGGGTTTGTCGGTAAGCACATTGAAAACCTGATAACGACCACCACCGCGATGCTCCATTTTCAATTCCAGCTCTTCCGGAATTTCGTCCGGAACATTATCTTCATCCGGAGCATTGTCTTCATCCGGTTTTACTCTTCGCTGTCTCCCGGTCTTTCCTTCGGTTTCCGGTTTGCTTTTAACGGGAGGAGTGCGCCGCCGAGCCGGGACTTCTTCAAACTTATCCTGTGCTCCGCCGAATTCCTCTGCGCTATAGGCATACGCAAAATCTCCAGGAAACAACCGTTCGGTTTTGCCCGTTTCAGGGTTGCGATAATAATGCGAACCATACCCTTTTTTGAGACAAAATTTTTTCAATTTCATTGACATAACTTTTCCTCCTTACCATTGGTTGGGATGAGTTAAGTAATAGGGGTAGAGCGGAATACTCTACCCCTATTAAGCTTTATGCTTCACTGAATTAACTCCAGTGCTGAATGCCAGAACGGCCTTCAGAATCAGCGCGAACCTGCGGAACACTGATGGTCATAACCTTATACTCCTTGGTCAGACCCCCATCATTGCTCCACTCGACGACGGTGATACCCATACCCTGAACCAGCCGCACAGTTTCCGTATTCATCTGAACGAGAACCACATTTGCGGCGGTCATCTGATCGGAGACCTTGATATCACTGATGCCTTCAATTTCCAGGAGGCGCTGACGGAGACTTTTGGGATAACTGGAGTTGTAATCCTCATCCAACTGGGTCTCATAGGCCGTGGGGATGTAGAGAACATACGGACCGTAACAACGATCCGCGATCGCAGCCTGTTTCATAGCAACAACCTGCGCAAGGATGGTAGCACCAGTGGAAGCAGAGGCGGTCCATGCGGTAAGACTCCCCGTATTTCGGTTGGGAGCATCCAGGTATCCATAAATGGTCCCTCCGCCGAAGGTATAGGTGCCAGAACCATTGAAGAGCATTTGCTCCACTTTGTCGGCGCATTTGCGAGCACACATTTCGATCATCGTGGTATCCAACGGCTGGCCATGTTTACGACTGGCGGTCAGCTGGCGGATATCAAAGGAGAACTCCTTGTGAACGATGGGCAGGGGGAGATAAGCGATGTCGAATTCAGGGCGGTCTTTCCGGCCCTTACTGGCGGCATTCATGCTCATTGTTGCACCCTGTACATCCTTCATTTTCTGGTACTCCAGAACAGTCGTTCCCAGTCCGTCGCCAATGTTATACACCAACCCCCGGGAGATAAGGTCAGCGACTCCAATCAACCGACTTTTGAAAGCCTGGATAACGGCTGTATCGATAACTTTCCACTCATCCTTGCGGAGAGTAGCATTGGCAACAGGGACCGCCTTCAGCTCATTGCCAATCATTTTGGAGACATACGGTTTCCCGTCGTTTCCAATAAAGGGCCGCAGAGCCAAGGGAGACATATTGTTCGCCATCAGCTTTTCGGCCACGCTTCCATGGGCCTGTCCATTTACAAAAAAGTCTTCCATGATATTTCCTCCGTTAAAAATTTATTTCAAAAAATTTTAGCACTCCAAAAAAAGGAGAACTTACAGAATTTCGACGATACAACGACCGGACGGGTCAACTGCACTGGAACCGGACATATCGCAGGCTTCGCGAGCTCTGGCGATAACATGGGTCTCCGTGATGATACCACTGGAATCCGGAACCGCTTCAGACAAGGTGCCATCTCCATTGGAGGACAGGTCATCCGCCTTGGCAATTGCTTGACCATTGGCAATCCAGGCCAGAACTTCGTCTCCAGACCGGAAGATGCCAAACTGGACAAGATCTCCGCTGGCATAATTGTCATCGATGCCATCGCCCTGAAGGTCATCCTCCAGAGCAAACATCATCAGGGCTTTGCCTCCCTTGGTGGCATGGGCTTTCACCGTATCGGTGGCCGCACTCGTGCGTTCCAGGAGATATCCGGGTTTTACTACTCCGGAAGCCAGTGCTTCTCCCTTTACAGGGGTTCCTTTGATGGTAATCGTATCTCTGTCATTTTCAGCCATTTTATTTTCCTCCAGCTATAAGGGTATTAAAAAAATTTATCCGTTTAAATTCGGGCCAATCATTTGGCCCAATGGTAATGAATTGGAATTAGTCGAACTGTAAAACCGGGGCAGGCATGGCTTCTTCTACTACTTCCCCTGCTCCCCCGGTATTCGCGGCGAAATTGGCCTTGGTCCCCTCCGGCTTGACATTGGCAAGTTTGGCCAGTTTTTCCAACTGCTCCATGCCCATCCCTTTGAGCTCGTCCTCCGTAAAAGCATTGGCTTCATTGGCCATAAGGCCAGCAACCAGTTCACTCTTCCGGGCATTGTGTAGGCGGATACTTTCCTGAAGAACATTCTGAATATCTGCCGGAGCTTCAGCAATAAACTCTTCAGTGGTCTTGGCCTTGGAGGGTTCTTTGTTCTCCACCTTTTTCTCCGTTTTGGGCGGAACCGGGAGAGCAGAAAGTTCAACCCTTTCATATGCCTCCTCGTCCAGGTTGTTCAGCCATTCGGAATCGGCTTCGGTGAACTTGGTCCTTTCATTTTCAATAAGCGCCTTTACTCTTTTTTCACAGCATCCCATTTTGTTTTCTCCTTTGTTATCGTTTGTATTTTGCAAATCTCTGTCTACTTTTTTGTTTACCACAGGTTTATACTGCTTTTCAAGGAAAACTTCTACCGCCTCCCCTTTAAATTCTACCCTGCCGTTTTCGATTGGTTTATACTCTTGTTTATACAGTTTGGAAGGCTGATTCCTCACCGCCTCATTATCCCAGTTCGGCTCTGCCCGGTAAATAAAATAAGAGTCAAAAACATCTTGCACATAATGGAGATATTGGTTGTTATCCAATTCATCCACTTTGCGCTGGAGTAAATACCGAGTGTCGTTATGGGAGGTTTCATTTTTCACCAACCCCCATTTTGCCAAAAAGTTCCTGACCTTTTTTGTCAACGTCTCCTTTTCCTCCTTTTTTTGATTTCGAATGCCACAGCCATCCTCCCAGCTACAGGCCCCCGTCGCCCCCGGTAAAAGGGCCAAATGGTCAGGATCAATTGTTTGGACAGCCGCCTGATACTCCTCGTCGTTCCAGACTCCTTCTATTTCCTGTATACTCCCGCCAAGCCCCGTTGATACCTGAAGAACACTATGGTTTCGGATTGTCGGTATCACGGCTTGGTTTATTGTATTGGTCCTGTCAATGTCAAGCCATGCCTCCGCCTTAAGGCTTTCTTCCTCCCAGCGAGAATTCCTTATATGGCCAGCAATAAATCGATCTCCACCTTCCTCATTAACAGAAATTAACTCCCCGTTATTCTCCGGATGCGGGATAGTGACTGGAACATTATTCCAAGCTTCTACATTTTGGTTAATAACATCCGGAGGATAATAAATGGGACCGGCCGACCCAGAATGTACTCCCTCCTTCAGCATGACAACAGGGGCCACCAAATAACTCCTCCCCTCCAGGGTCACTTCATGAGTTTGATAATTGTCAAGTACATTGTTTGCAAGATTAATATCCATTTTCTCATTCCTCCGTTTCTACTTCGGTAACTGGCTGGACAATGCCCTCTTCATCAACAAAGCTAATTGACTCCAGCCAAGCATTAAAATCCTCTTCACTCTCTTTATCAATTTTATATATCAAGGTAGTCCCCCTATAAAATCCCAAACTACAGGATCAATATAACTATTTTTAGCCATTACCGGAGTATTGTGAAGGAACTTGCTGGCCTTAATAGAAACGTCCCTCACAATTTTCTTTTTCTTTGCCTCCGTTAATGTTTTCCCCCCGTACTTTTTCAATTCGTTATAAGCAATCCTTGTTCCATGATATGTACGATAATCTTTTAAGGAGTACTTTTTACCATTGGCCAACTCTTTAATATAATCATTTAACTTAGAAGCTGGGATATCCGGAAAAAGATCATCGTTTGGTTTTAACCCTTTTTTTCTCCCCTCTATCCACTCCGCCAAAACATCATCGCGCAAAGTATAACGAGCCGGAAGCCCTTCTTTAGCGGTAAAACTTAGAGTAATTTTATCTCCGTCAATTTTGGCATGCTTACTTTTAAGGGTTGTAAGGCCATATGCTTTTTTCTTGGCCTTAAAGTCTGTGCGTGAACCTGCCCGAATTGCTGTTTTATCTTCAAGCTTTAGAAGTAATGCCCTTTGGTCTCCGGCCGAAATCCCATCCTCCATTTTCTTCCGTATAGTAGGCATATCCCGGGAGAAATCTTTTACTCTATCAAATTTTTTGCGAGCAGCGGCTTGAATATGTTTTTGGGAATACCTGTACTGCCACCGACCAGCCGCATCCTGACCAATTGCCTGAACCTTTAATTCGGGGTTAACTGCTACAACAACATTTCTCCATGCGGGAGGGATGCGCATTTTTTTCAATTTCTCTACTACTTCTTCTGCAACCGCCTCTCCGTTTAAATACCAGTTACCATCTGAGCCCCTTGTATAATCCCTACACGCATCCGGAGTGTCAACTGTTTTATTAAAAAAATTGCCGATGGAACGGAGTATACAATGGCCAAATCTACCAATTGAACTCATAGGCTGGGGTTTGCCAGCATCAGGAGGAGAAACAAAACGAGTTCCTACACTTGCCTCTTCTTCGCCCCAACTATCCAACCAAGGCCGGAGAGCACAACGACAATTAGGCTCACCAATTAATTCATTTCCCTCCTTGCGAGTATATACTTTGCCATGACGAGCAGCATGGGTACTCCTTACTCTTTCATCTAATGCCGTCCACCATTTGACTTTAACATCTTCTCCAACAATCCCCTCCAGGGCCTCCATTTCATTAAGGGCCGCAGAGTTATGAGTGTAGACAATCTCCGTTCGGGCTATTAACCTTGCCCGAACTATCCCAACCTTATCTACTCTATCATTAAGCTTTTGGGCTATTCTGTAGGGTCCGTCTCCCCTTGCCATGCCATTGGCCAATTCCCGGGAAATTTGGGAGTTCATTGCTTCTGTTACTCCCTTAAGCTCGTTGAAAGCCCTTGTATATATAAGGGCCACCCTATCAGCATGAAAAGGCTGGTAAAAAGCCGCTCCCAAAGTTTCATCCGTATAAGCTGGTATTACATCTACTCCACCAGCAATCAGATCTTGTCTGGCTTCGGCCAAACCCTTTTGATAGGCGGACTGTATATAAACGTTTGTCCAGGGAGTATCTCTCCGGTCCAATATTGACGGGCCACGAGTGATCTCCAGGATACCTTTTTCTTCTTCTCCCTGAAGCCACTCCATAAACCCAGCAATTTTTTCATCATCTTTAGAATACCGAAAAGCTCTCCTTGGGACCGGGTCCAGGTTCTCCGCCAGTGTTACAACCTCCCGAGGCTTCAGGTCAAAGCAATCATTGTCTATAATAGACTTGCGGATTACTCCCTTTAAAGCCCGAAAACGCTTGTTCATCTGGGAGCAAAACTGATTCCGCAGAGTCAACGTCATTGTCGGGTCTTTATCTCTCCGGGAGATATTTGCAACTTGAACTCTCGCTATATGTTGGGAAAGTGTAGTCATATTATTTTATCCAGTACAACAAACCAAAATATATGGCCCAAATAAAACCAATTGGGAGCAACCAAAATAACCGAAAGAGTGGAGTAATGTCAAAATAGCCAATTGCTCTATATGGCCGAAAGGTAAGCCACAAACACAATAGAGTAAATAAGCTGGGGAATACCCAAAATCCAATTGTAACTTGCATCACTCTTCTCCTTCATCTGGTTCGGGTTCATTATTTTGCCCACCTACTCCACCAGACGCCTCAATTTCTTTGCGCTCTTCCTCCACTTCCTTTTCGTACACCTCTAAAGACTTTTCCAAAGCATCCAAATCCTCTTGGCTCATCGACATAATTTGGCGGAGAAAAATGTCAGGCGGCATGACAAGGGTTGCAGACGGGCTATTGGAATATGCCACCAGCGCATCTGTTTTTGTCTTAGAGATATCCATTTTCTCTTTTTCCGAAGGAGCAGAAAGTTCAGGCCATTTAACGGTGTACCCTTCCTTGGGTTCTGGCAGTACCCCATACTCTATCATTTTGTCAATGAAGGGCCGGAGTATCATTGGCTCCACATAATCGGTTCTCCGCTCGTCCACCTTCTCGTTCCAGTTCCTTTGATCTTGGGAACTGGCAAGTTCTCCCCTCTCCGACCCAAGGAGGATTCTTTTGGGGATTCCCGTCGTGGCCGAAATAAGGGTCACAAGGATATCAAAATGATTGCTGGGGTCTGCAACTTGTGGGGCCAATTGCTCCACATCTACTCCCTGAAGACGCAAGTGGCGCTGAAGCTTGTGCATGTAGCTCTTGATCTGGGTCTGCATGTCCGCAATGGTTTGGCCATCTATTCTTGCATCCTTATCCATTTTGAAGTTCAAACCCGGAAACGCTCCCCTCCAGAACATCTCCGCCGAACCACCAACAACCAACTGCAAAGAATCAAGGAGGTTTAAAACGGACTTGAGTTTAGGTTCCGCATTCTCATCGTCCTCCAGGAGATCTTCCGCCAAATGCAAAACCCTTGTATGGTGTACAATAAGCGCCTTAGTACTTGTCGCCCCACTGGTGCTTAATGAATTGGCAGAGGTAGAAACCGCTTTAATCTTATACTCCTCCGGCAAACCATACCGTTCATCAAAAACATCCGAAACTCTTTTATTTACTTCGGCGTTACACTGCATATAAGGCCGGAGATAAAGAAGTTTACGATTCCCGGGGGATACTGGGTTTTTAAATTCTCTCTCCTCCTTCACATCGTCAAACCCCATAAAAAGGACACCATACTTACCAATCCCTGTCAGTCGGTCCGCCCTGCGGAGATAATGAAAAATTTTCTTCTCTTTAAGCAGCTCTGTCCATGCAGTTTCAAAGGCAGTAGAATCAGCATCCTCCGTTTCAATAATATCAGGGGACTTCCGCCAGCAAGCATCCACAGGACGGTCAATAATAGCCTTGGAGATATCCTGACGAGTATACTTCGCCAAGTAATCATCAAAAGTTGGCTTAGCGTTCCACCCCAAGGCCTTATAAATATCTCTATCGTCTTGGTACATTTTACCCAAACGAGCAATCAGGTCAGCTCTAGAAGTGAGCTCGTTCACCATATTGGCCAATTGTTTATACTCTTCAGATTGCTCCATTTGCCTTTTTCTCCTCAATGGCTTTTATTACCTTTTCCACTTTTAAAATATCCTCCGGGACGTCAACGCTTATATGACCCGTGATGGTTTGCTCTGCCACTTCCTGCTTTATTGTGGTTGGGGGCATTTTTATCCCTAATACTCCGTAATACAAACGCCGGACGTCCTCGACATCCAACGGAAAGCCCCTTATGTATACCCTGCCTTGGTCCCGGTTTATCTTGGCCATAATGGGCAAGAGGTTAAGTTGAACGTACTCCATGTCTACTGCCATGTCACCACACTCCAATTCTACCTGTATTGTGAAGAACAAAATAGCCGCCTGACAAGGAGTCAATTATATCCATATGCCCTTTATCAGTACCATCAAATGACTCCGCCTTATCCAAGAATTTTTTATTCCAAGGCCCCCGAAGCAGTTTCACTCTACCATGCTCCGCTTGTGCCGAAACAGGTTTAGCCCTTGTGGCTTTACTTTCCCGCACCACATTTATCTTCACATTAAACTGGGGCAGTAAATCCAAATATGACTCCGCCTCTGCCTTACCTGCCTGTCCCGGGTCTTGCTCTATGCCCACCATACAATCTATGCCGTCCTGTATGGCATAATTTTTCACAGTGTTTCTCACTTTGGCAGGAGTACCCCGAAACTCCTCTACATGCTCAATAAAAGTTATCCCGGAGGCTTCATGATAAGACTGCTTAAGCCCTGCGGTAAAACTGGGGTCGTTATCTGGAGTGGACTCTGTTGCTGCCCGATCCCAATAACGTATTGTCTCCAGTTCATTACGGGGAGGCAATACATCCACAATTTCAAACCAGCCCCTCTGAAAGAACAAACCAGCAACAGGCCTTACATCCCAATTTCCCCCCAGCAACCGCTCCCGGTCTACTTTGGGCATTGCCATAAGGTTTGCCAAGTACTCCGGGTTGTTTTGCATTAAGATTTTGTTATCGTATACATCACTTTTTATAAAGGTAAAAGATTTAGGGCGAATCATCTGGTTGCCATTATCATCGTAATGGCCATACTTTTTAATCAAGTACTCCGGGGTATTTGCCCAAATCACCTCATCGTTTAAAGTGATAAAATAACGGATTACTCCCGAACGTTCCTCAATTGCAAAACCGTCCTCACCTATCCACCAATCAATAAAACCCCGGACCCAGCTATCAGGGTCAGGGTTACAAGTTCCCCTCATGTATGGGCGAATACCACAAAGACTCCGGTTCCGGGAAAGCATGTAGGTAAATTGGCCCCAGCTAAAATGAGTTATCTCATCAAAACCAAAAAAGGGAACCTGTGCTCCCTGCCAACCTGTTTTATGCTTTTCATGTTGTAAATGAGCAAAACGTACTCTGGCCCCATAAGGAAAAATATACCGCAATTTATTTTCATTAGGTTTGGCCCCCAACCCCGGATATATTTCGGCTGCGGTATCCCATAAGCCGCCTTCATTTGTTACCTGAGTTGACTCCCGCCTAAAAATAACAGCAAAGAAATTCGGGTTTTCATGGTGGCGCAAGGGCTCAATTAACAGGGCATAAGTTTTCCCGCCCCCAGCAGCACCACCATAAAAAGCAATATCAGCCGGAGTACTTAAAAAGGCGGTTTGCGGTCCGGGCTGGGGTTTTATAATGGTGCTTTGGGCCATATTAATTTATCCTCACCAAACCAGCATTTTTCATTTGTTGGGCATTGTACTCCGAATCAGGCATATGCCCAACAGGGCTTAGGCTACCCTCTCCCGTGAAAACCTCTTCAAGTTGAAAATTGGGAAGCACAACAGCCCCACAAATTTCCAGCTTGGCAGGGTAACAGGTAATTTCAGCAGTCACCAATTCATTAGCTCCACCATGTATGGTAAAATCAACAACCCCCTGCAAAGGGTATTCATTACCCTGTTCATCAATCACGAAAAGTAATACATCGTGACCAGTTTTGGGGCCTTGGCCCTTTGTGGTTTTAATTCCTATTTGCATAGCTGGCACCTATTCCAAATTCGCGTTTTAAGGCCCCTAATCGGCCCAAATTTCAACGATCGTTTTCAGGTATATAACCATATGAGGGGCCTCACGATCGCCCAATTTTGAGCAAATAAATCGGGGTCACTGTCAACCCCAGTAAAATCAGGCCTTCACAGCGATTTTTTTCTCGCTGATTTTCGACAATTTTCGCTGATTTTTGCCGATTTTTGATTTCCATATCCATAATTTGGCCTGTAACCTATTGATATCACTCAGCTTCTATTTCTTCCCGCCCATTGTCCGGCATGTAAATATGCACATTATGCTCAACAGGGCCACCATCTTTTCCAGTAACTTCAACCGCCTTACGGTCGTGCCAGTTGTCCGGGTCACGATTTTTAAGCCAAAAGGCAATAGCGCCAACATCTGGGGGCAGGGCTTTTTCACTTATCGTTTCCTCATCCAAGACCACTATGTATTCCCCTGTTGGGTTGCCCTCTGCATCCCGTTCCTTCACCCTTTTAAATTTTTTGCTGGTTTCTGTATACCTGTACCCTGTTGCCTTGGCTTTTAAGCTTTTTTCAATTAAGCTGCCATCAAATGCCGCCTTTCCTTCTTTTAAGGCACTATCAAAGTTGGGGTATGTATCACGCCACCTTTTAAGGCATGCTGTAGTGGTATTAAAGGCTTGTGCAAGCTCATCATTGGTTAAACCATGAACTTTGCATAATATTTTCACAATGTTATCATATTCCGGTTTATAACTGGTAGGTCTACCCATACGAGTGGGGTTGCCTTGCTTGTCCCGGTTTAACAGGGTTATGGCTTTTACTTGTTTTTTATCATAATGGTCAATTTCACCTATATTGGGTAGGGGCTTTGTTTTGCGTTTACGGTATGGGTTGTTGGTGGGGTAGCTGGAGCTGTTTATATGGTGGCCATTACGTTTAGTGCGTTTACGGGGTTTGGGTTGTTTGTTTTTCATTTTTTTCGTGTCCCTATAGGGCTTAAATGAGCATAATGAATATGATTCAGGGTTATTTAGGTTAATTGGTAAAAAAATATTTATTTTTTTCAATAATATAGGGATTTTGATGAGAGATAAAGCATTTAAATCATTATAATTTCACTCAAGAATAACATTATGTAATAGTTTTGGTTGTTTGTATAACTTTTATTTGGTTTATTTTCTTTATTTTCCATAGTACAAAGGGGTTAAGTTTGATTGATTAATTGGTTGGGAGGCACAGGGGAAACGGTGCCAGCAAGTAAACCCCATTAAAAACATCCCAGCCCAAGCGACCACCCCGACCAAATAGGACGGGCTCCCGCCCCACAAGCTGGGCTGACCGCGAAAGGAGGTGAAACCAACAAGGTCACAAGCCCAGCCGGATAACGGCCCCAGTTACCAATAACGGTACAAAGGGATTTCCTAAGTGGTGCGAAACGCGCGGGATTTGGGGTTGCCTCTGCCTAATAGGTAAGCGAACTGGATAACAAGGTGCCTTTACTTGTTTGGGCTTATTTAATTTCAAAATACTTTTTGGGCTTAAATAAACCTAAACCACAAAGGAGAAAAAATGATATACGCAAAATCAAAAAACCGAGTAGCATGGTTAATTAATGGGGAAATTTTTATAGCCCCCATTAATGCAGTATTAGATATTAATGGTTTGCCAATGGGTTCAAGATGGGAGTGTAGTTTAAACCATTGGGAACGGTATGCAAGTACAGTGTATCCTGATTTTAAAAATGAACACTAATAACCACAAAGGAGAAAAAATGGAAGACGAAAAAAACCCAACTTTTATTTTTGCGATGACAGATACCGAACTTTTGGTTAAGGCGGTTAACGGTGAAATTGATTTAAACGCTTTGGCCAAAAAACAATTGGCCAACAGGGGTTTGGATAAAAAAGGTGTTTGGGTGGGTTTTGCACAGGCCAAAAAACAATTGAAAGGAGAATAAAAAATGGGAGCTGTTATACTGCATTTGGAAATTAAAGGTAAAGACGTCAACCGCATGAAAAAAACTTTTGAAAAAATTTGTAAGGCCGAACGCGAAGAATTTGGCCACCAAGAAGGCTATTGTGGGAGCTGGGGATACCATGTAGGCACTGCCCCTGTTAAAGCTTATGGCCCCGACCATGTGAAAAGGTGGACAAAGCGTAAAAAAGAAGATGCACAAGACTTTCTGGAGCAAATTGTGGAGAAATATGAACCACCCCGTTACATACAAACCACAAATTCATTTTTGATTTGCGCATGCATACCGGAATAAATGCCGAAACGGCCCAGCACTTGGGCCGTCGTGGTCATGTTGGTTACTGGCCACCTGATGAGGCAAACCAAAAAGGAGGAAAAAATGAGCAAAGACGTTCAAATTGGTGAAGGCGTTCAAATGACCACAAAGAGAATGACCCTGGATGAAACACACAAGCATTTAACTCACTTTTACAATACCGAATGGTACAAGTTTATTATTGTTTTTGACCCCTTTAAACCTGAAAAGCCAGTCATGAGGCGGCTATATAAAAAGGCTGGTGGCTTTTATGTAAGGCTTCACCACCAGAATGTTCCCCTTAACTGGTGCGAAAAAATTACTTTTTTTGAAAAAGGAAAACAAATAGGCACTCCGATTTACAAGTTTTATCCCAATATTTAATTCAAAAGGAGGAAGCAAAATGTTTGAAAAAGCAGAAAAACCTTTTTACAAGGCAGGCGACACCGCTTGGATTTGGTACTGGAGCGAAAACCAAATTATTTCGGGAACAATTACCCAAGTCATCGTTCATAAAAATGGAGATATTACTTACCAAATAAGCTCACTGCCAAACTGTGAATTTGATGAAGCTGAACTGTTTTCCACTTTTAAAGAAGTTTTAGAAGTTGCCCAGCTATGCAAACCACAATAAAATCGGCCAGTCCCGGGTATGACTTTAAACTGCCCACCCTTTGGTCTGGGGCTGTTACTGCCCCACTGATGATGGCCTACAGAGGGCCGAAACCAATTTAACCTTAATTTGAAAGGAGCTTGGTTATGAACCTTAACAAAAATGAAAAAGCTGCCCTGATTGCCCTTGTTAGAAGTTGTTTAGACGCTATGGGAGGGAAACACCCAAGCGACCTTTGGAATGATTTTTATGCATGGGTTGAACCTAGAGACTTGGTAGCTTATAGCAATTTTACCATTAATCAGGCCAAAGGTTATTTCTCCGATTTTGAAAAAAAGGGTTTGGTTATGGAGCACGAACCGGGTGAATGGTGCTTAACAGAATCCGCTGTTAAGCTGGCTGAAAGGGTTTGGCAAGAATAATCCTCTTGGTCCCGGGCATGACTTTAAACTGCCCGGAGAAAAAAATGGCTTACAAAATAACCCTCACAGATGAAGAAGGTATTGTAATTGGCCAATATGATATTGGCACTTTTGAAGAATTTCAAAAGGTGGATTGGGAGGATTTGGAAAGCGAACCACCTTGCGACTATTATATTGAAAATATGGATACCGATTTAAATGATTTGGCAGAGCAAATACTAAACGATATTAAAGCCAGTGAAGAGTACGACGAAACCATGAAAAATAAATAGGAGAAAAATATGCGATACCCAGAAACAAACGCCTCAAAAGATGGCCTCAAAAGAATGACCGTTAATGTTGCTCACCGTATTGGACGCGAGGAAATGCGAATAGCAATGGGAGAGTTTATTGACCGCAAACTCAATTTTAATTTTCCGGATGAACTTTTAAAAGACCACGAAGAAGAAGTTTTGGCAGTGATAAGTAAAGCCGAAATTTTTAAAATGATGAAAGAATGCCTTTATTGGAGTGGTGACGGCTTTTGGACCTATGCTGAATGCTGGCAATACGGAGACCAAATTGAGGCCTTCACGGAAAAATATGTTGATAAGTACTTTCCTGAATTTGTTTAATTGCTTTCCCTGCCCTTGGCTTTGGTCAAGGGTGGGCTAAAACAATTAACCATAAAGGAGGAAAACATGAAGACAAGAATTTATCTTTTTTTGATGTTTCTGGGTTTTGGTTTCTGGATGGTTTTTAGTCTCATAACCTCTTTCGGATTAAAAGCAAGTTGGTAAAAGGAGAAAAAATGGAGGAGTATAAAAAATATGAAAAAATGATTTACAAATTGTCCTGGAAATATGCCCGTATAGGTTATCCACTTGATGAACTGGTTTCCGAAGCCAACTGGGCTTATATGCGAGCCAAGAAAACCTTTAACCCCGATAAAGGCAAGTTCGGCACTCACCTTTACAACAGTATTAGGGGCCATTTGCACAATTTAACCAAGCCCTCCAATAACTCCTTTATCGAACTTGAACAAGAAGAAAGCCCAATAAAAATGAATAACTTTGCTGCTGGTGGCAACCCAGAAAAAAGAGTTATTTTAAAAGACCAAATTGAAAAAGCTAATAATGATTGCACTGTAACTGTAAATTTAATTTTTCAAATGCCTCCAGAATTATACGCATTGTGCAATGAGGTAAGTTGCCCCAAACTAACAAAAAGGAGATTATATAGATACCTAAAAAATTATAAAGGATGGGAACACAAGAGAATAAAAAAAGCTTTAAACGAAATTGAAACAATTATGAGGAGTACATAATGCCAAAATACATGATTGAAATAAAAGATAATATGGCAAAAGATGAAGAGATAAAATTTTTAGATAAGGTTTGTATTGCTTATATGCAGGCCCCAGACAATTACCTGTACGATTTTTTTACCGGAGAAAATTGCAACTGGCTTAAAAACCATATCAGGAGTGATTTTTTTCCTCCCCTACCCTGGAAGATGGAAGTTAAATTATCCGAAAAACAATTTGAAATTGACCGATTAAAAGCCCAAGTTGAAGACCTCCAAAAAGAAAATGTTGAACTAAAAACAAGAAACAATCATTTAACCAAAAAACTGGAGGCAACCAATTTAAAAATCGAAAATGTTTGCAAGATTGTTGGAGCAATTTAATTTTAAAATACCCACAAAACCGAAAGGAGCTGGGTCATGACAAAAGAGGAATTAAAAGCCTTAATAAAAAAAGATGATAATTGGGCTGTTGGTTGCCTGTTAACCATTTATAACAACCAACAAGCAGATGAACAGGCATACGGTGCCACTGTTCACCGAAATGATATTGGGTTTAATGGCACCGACGCTGGGTTTATGACTTCTCTTGCAAAGAAATATCTCCAGTGGGGCAAGCTAACCGACCGTCAAATGTACTATGTGCGAAAAAATATGCTTAAGTATGCCAACCAATGTTTGGCATACGGTGCAACCCCTGCGGAAGTAAAAACAACCACCAAGCCGAAAGCCAAAAGGCAAAGAGTTATTGAGTTTGTAGATTTAAAAGAAAATACTCTCGAAATTCGTTTTCAGTACCCAAGAGGCAACCCCAAATTTAATGCAACCTTGGATTTTGTTAAAGGCCTTGAAAACCGTAAGTGGGATAAATTAACCAAAAAATGGTCAGTGCCTGCCTCGCTACAGGCAATTGAAGACTTGCGGAAGTATGGGTTTAAAGCGACTAAGCCCGTTATTGATTGGTATAAAAAACACCAGTACAAAACCGTTAAAATTAAAAATATCCCGGGCCTGCCCTTCCCTTTGAGGCCATACCAACATGAAGGGGTTGAATATGTTGACTCCCGCAATGGTCGCGCACTTATTGCGGATGAAATGGGGCTGGGAAAAACGGTGCAATGCTTGGCCTATTTGCAGTTGCATAAAGAAACAAGGCCTGCCCTTATTGTTTGCCCTGCCTCCCTTAAGGCCAATTGGGTAAAAGAAGCAAAAAAATGGCTCCCGGGAGACAACATATATAGCATCTCCGGCCGCTGGTCAAAAAGCAAACCCGTTCCCAACAAGGGAGTGATAATTATTAATTACGATATTCTCCCGGGCAAATTCAAAAAGGTTATAGATAAAAAAACCAACAAAAAGAAATTAGTTGAAACAAGGAATACCGGCTGGGCAGATGCCCTAGAGAAAATAAAACCCCAGTTCATTGCATACGACGAAATTCAGTACATTAAAAACCTGCAAAACCAAAGAGGCATTGTTTGCAAGCGCCTCACCAAAAAAATTCCCAAAGTACTCGGGCTGTCTGGCACCCCTATTGAAAACAGACCCTCCGAATTTTTCAATCCTATTTCTCTTATCAACCCCACCATTTTTCCCAACTGGTGGAATTATATGCAAACCTATTGTGGAGCAAAACATAACGGCTTTGGATGGGATTTTACTGGGGCCACCAACATTCATGAACTTCACAAAAAGCTTAAAAAAACCATTATGATTCGGCGGTTAAAAAAAGATGTTTTAAAAGAACTCCCTGAAAAAAATCGTATGGTGGTTACCCTCGATTTAAACAACAGAAAAGAGTATAACAGGGCAGACCAAGATATTATTAAATACCTTGCAGAAACCAAAGGCCCAGAAGCCGCAGAAAAAGCACAAAACGCAGAAACCTTAGTCTCTATTGAGGTGTTGAAACAACTGGCCATACAGGGTAAAATAAAGGCCTGTATTGAGTGGATTGAAAACTACCTTAAGGATAATGATAAACTGGTTGTTGGTTGTACCCACCAAGAAACCATTCAGGCCTTAATGAAACATTTTGGCAAACAGGCAGTAGAAATCCAAGGGTCAACTTCTTTAAAGAAAAGAAACAAAAATGTGGAGCTATTTCAAAACTCTCCCGCAACTCGTTTACTTGTGGGCAACCTTAAGGCGGCAGGAGTTGGCCTTACTTTAACAGCAGCAAATGCAACAGCCACCATAGAATTCGGGTGGAAGCCTGCGGACCATGTTCAGTTTGAAGACAGGGTTCACCGTATAGGCCAAGAAGCAGATTCAGTTTTTGCTTACTATCTGGTAGCAGAAAACACCATTGAAGAGTCAATTGCAAAACTACTCGATATTAAAATGCAGGTATTAACCGGAGTATTAGATGGGGAGGATGTTGAAGAAATTAACCTTTTGGAACTTCTTATCAATATGGAAAAAGAAAGGAAAAAAGAAAAGTGATTAGAACTTTACTTTGTACATTTTGTTTCTGCTTCGGCATTTTGCTTGCTGGAGCAGAAACACCCCACTGGGGATATAATGTTTTGGGAGTTGTTATTTTTGGAGGTATATTAATTTTCAAACCAAAAGGAGATTAAATGGAAATAAAAATAAATATCGAAAAATGTGATTCTTGTATACACCGAACTCACAGTGGCGGTTTTACTGTCAGGGGAGCAAGGCCAATTTGTGGACATCCAGAAGCCTGTAAAATAAGGAGGTCAAAAAACGCATTTAAAAAAGAGTATCCAGAATATAGAACAGAGTGTAAAACCGCCGATTGGAAATACCATTGGTTTCACCGAATTATCGACCCTAATACCATCCCGGACTGGTGCCCGATAAAACACGGAGCAAAATATTAATGCCCAAAAGGAGAATTAAACAATGGCAAGTAAAAGAAAAAGCAATGCACAAAAAAGAGCGAAGAAAGCCCGTCAGGAAGCAAACCGAATTCGAAATCAGAAAAACTTTCGCAAAATCCTCTTCCGCGATTTCAGCGATATGAAACCTTGGCCACCCTGGAAAATAGCACTTTATGAACAAGCTCTGGCAACAAATAAAAAACTGGAAAACTGGAAAAAAGAAATAAGCCAAATTAAAAAGAAATATGCAGAATCCCAAGCCAAAGCCAGAGCGGCTGAAGCTAAACGCCGGGAGATCTTGTTTAGGAAATTTACCAACCCTCCAGAAAAAATAATTATTTTGGGCGATGCAGGACAGCCTTCCCTTGGAGATCTTTTGCGCGAAGCTATGTACAAGAATGAAGGATTTGCTGTTAAATACATATAATATCAATACACCTTAATTTCGCAAATATGGCGAGATTTTTTATAATATAGGTATAAACCCCTTTTTATAAAAATCTCGCCATATTCAACAACTGACAGGGGGACAAACATGGAAAAAAGAAGACAGCGTACCAAATTTAACAGGCACCCCGAAATTAAACCCGGAAAAACCTTTGCAAGCGAAAAAGAAAAAGAGCACTATATTGTAAACAGGTATATTGCAAAAAAGATGCTTAAACAATTTCCATGGAGATCTTGGATGGCAAAAGTAGACATTCCCAAACCGGAGATCACATTATAATGTTTGACGCAAAAACATTCTTAGAACAATACGGCATAGAACATACTGACCGTGACCCAAAACATGGGCGAACCGGCTGGGTTCAAGTTCATTGCCCATTCTGCTCCGGTCACGAGGGCTGGCATGGAGGTTTCAACATTGCCAATGGATATTATAATTGTTGGCGGTGCGGCTCCCATTACCTCCCAAAAGTAGTATCTGCCTTAACCGGAATCAATTACCATGATGCACTTAAAATAGTGAAACAACTTTCATCCGGAGAAGTTGGGGAAAGATACAAAACCCGAAATTATGCAAAAGAATTAACACTGCCAGACACAATACCATTAAACCGTAGAGCAAAAAAATACTTAACTGATAGAAATTATAACCCCGAAAAATTAGAAGCTATATGGGGGATAAAATCTACTCCTCATATTGGGAAGTATGCTTTCCGAATTTTTATCCCCATTACCCATAACAATAAAACAATCAGCTATACAACCCGAAGTATTACCGGAGCAGAACCAAAATACAAAGCTTGTGATGATGATAAAGAACTATACCATCACAAATTCACTTTATATGGTGCGGATAAAATAATCAATAAAGACGTCTGTGTGGTAGTGGAGGGACCAACAGACGTATGGCGGCTGGGGATAGGTGCTGTTGGGCTTTTTGGGATAAATTACTCCGAACCTCAAGTCAATTTACTTTCAAAATTCAAGAGAGTTTTCGTCTTCTTTGACCCAGAGTCACAAGCCCAAATACAGGCCGAAAAACTTTATTACCAATTAACCATAAGGAGAGTAGAATGCCAACTTCTAGAAGACGACGGACTAAACGATCCGGGAGACCTATCACAGACGATGGCAGACCAACTTATGAAGGAACTGTTATAAAAGACAGGAGAAAAGGAGATCGGAGAACTACAAATCTCGCCCCCAAGTATTGTAAAAAGCATAAACAGTGGTATGAAAGCTGGTTGCCCGAATGCCCCATTTGCTATGGGGAAAGAATAGGACCAGCAACTCCCCCAAAAAATAAAACTGTTGTTATTCGCAAACGCACCAGAACCAAAAAACCGAAATAATTAACAGGGTGGAAGGGTGGGGAAAGGAGTTATTTATGGAGATGTTTGATAAAATGAAAATGTTTAAATGTCCAAATTGCGGATTTAAAACAATGACCCCAAGAGGTTGCATGGTATGCGGAGAACCTTTTGACGATAACCCCGACGTTGACCCCGAAGAGCACTTAGGCATTGAAGTTCACAATCCTCCACAGAAAAAAAATTAACACTTTTTACGTTTGGTTTTAAAATATAGTTGTGTGGGTAAACTTTTCCTCCTGGAAGTAAACCCACCAAATTGAGTGAGGCCTTAAATACAAGGCAGGGGAGGGCTTGTCACCTCCCCCTCACTCAATTTTTTTTATTTTAAAACAAAGGAGCAAAAATGGATTACGCAAGAAGAGAATTGTTCAAAGTATTTGGTTACAAAGAAGCCACTTTTCTTCAACACCTTATTGACCTACAGCAAGACGCCGAAATGGCTGGCACTGCCCACCCCGAAGATTGGGTTACTGCCAGCCAAAACAAAATATTGGAAGAAACAGGTCTTACTCCAGCTCTACAGAGAAATATTGTAAATTCCTTGTTACATGCCGGGATAATAGAAACGAAAGTGATGGGCATGCCTGCAAAAAAATGGTACAAGATTTTGTATAAAGAATGAAGGAGTACAGAATGACACAACAAAATTTTAAAATACCTGATTGTTGTAATGCCAGCCTAACAAGAAATTTTACTCAAGTTCCCACCCAAATGCTCCGCAACCCCGAAATCTCCTGCAAAGCAAAAATCGTCCTCTGCCTTCTTTTATCAAACAAAAAGGGATGGAAAACATATATTGAATCCCTTGCCAAAATGTTAAAAGAAGGAGAATCCACAATCAAAAGGGCAGTAAAAGAATTAGAAAAAAATGGCTATTTAATACGCATTCATTGCAGGGATATAAAAACCAAAATATGGAGTGGTTCGTTTTGGGCTTATACAGATATCCCCCATAATTTTGATTTGGAAGAAACTTTAAATCTCCTTAATGAAGCACAATTAGAGCCCGTATTAAAAGATGAGCAGTTGTTACGAAAACATAATGACATGCTGTTATTAAAAACCGTAAGCTTAAAAACCGCCAGCGGAAAAACCGCCAACGGGTTTTGGCCCCCTAAAAATACTAATAATAATAATATATATAATAATAATATTAAAACCGACTGTATTATAAATACAGTCAAGCCCTCCTTTGAGGAGGGCAAAGAGAGTACTGGTTTAAAACCTACCAAAAAATTAAGAAGGAGAAAACCTCCCATTGATATAGATGCCCCAAAAAAAATAAGAAGAACACTCCCAAATAAAAAACAAGTTCCAGATTACGTTCAAAAGATTATACTCCAGTGGAATGAATACCCCACAACAACCACCCATAAACTTGATGCTCTTTCCCCCTCCAAAACAATAAAAACAATCAGTAGATATCTTTCTCAATTAAAATCCGGTAGACTGGGGCCTTTTGATCCCATATGGGTTAAAACACTTCCGGCAGGTTGGCAGACCAGAAAGTGGACCCTGGAGGAAATAGAGCAAGGAGTCAAAGCTTTATCCCTACTCTCCAGAAATGAATATTGGCCAGAAGGCAACAAAGATAATTTTAAAAAACTTTCAAGTTTACTGTACAACCCTAAAACAAAAAGATCTTATTTTCTTAACGTAATGTACAAGAGGCCCAAAAAGATAACAGAGACAGGAGAAATAAAATTCAAAAGGCTAACCCAAAAATTTTATGATGCAGATATTTGGAAAGATAAAAAAAGACCTCCCAAAATACAAATTGACCAAGCCCTCCGGAGTACAGTAGAATTTCGCAAATGGCTGTCTATAACAACCATAGAGCGTTTAAACGGATATGACCATGAACGCTTAGGTCAATCCTTTTGGAATTTCTTTATCCACTTTTTGGAGAATAGCTCTGGCCTTGCCTTAACTTCTCCATATTCCTTAAGTATTGACGGGTTTGCTACAGAGAGGTTTATAAAAGATTTAGAAGATGAAATTAATGGGGAAGTACAACTAAGCCGCCTTTTAACTAAGTTTAGGGACAAAAGGGCTACTTGAGAAGCCCCTCTTGGCCAAGGATTAAACGTTCAAGGGGTGTCCTATGCCAGTGTATAGGGTTAACATAATCATTTTAATTTTAAGCAAGAGAACGTAAGGACAATAAATGGCCATAAACAGAAGAACTCCACCAGATGCAAAAATAGAACGAAGAATATTAACAGGGATGATTATAAGTAATGAATTTATGGCTGGTATGCGATCTATGTATGCTCCTGATTGCTTGTTGGCCAAAGACTCCCAAATCATTGCCAAATGGTGTATTGATTATTATGACAAATACGAACAAGCCCCCGGGAAACATATTGAAGATATTTTTCGGGATAAAAAAGAAATAGATATCTCTCCGGAGGTTTCTGATATTATAGAGGAATTTTTGGCAAGCCTTTCGGATGAATATGTTAGAGGAGAAAAATTTAATGCTGGTTATGCTTTGGACCAAGCCGAAAAACATTTTCGGTTAGCACATTTACAAAACGTTAAATATGAATTATCCAAAGCAGTAACGGCAGGGAGGATAGAAGAAGCGGAGGCAATGTTAAAAGGGTTTGAAAGGGTTGCCCGTATTGAATCCAAAGGCATAGACCCACTCCGTGATAAAAAAGCGATTAAAGAGGCCTTTAATGATAACTCCTCAGAAATACTCTTTCGGCTTCCGGGAGCACTGGGAAATGCTATCGGCACTTTTGAAAGGAATTATCTTTTTGCTGTACTGGGAGCCCAAGGCATTGGAAAAACTTGGTGGCTTTGGTTTATAGCCCAACAAGCCGCCTTTGCTGGGTACAATGTTGTTTTTGTCTCCCTTGAAATGACAGAACGACAAATGATACAACGAATCCAAACAGGAATAACAGGGCTACCAAAAACCAAATATGCCGGGAAAATTTTAATACCTGTTTGGGATTGCAAGAGAAATCAAAACGGAGCATGCAAATATAAAGCATCTCCGGTGCCTTTGTTACATGACGAAGAGGAAGGAGGAGATGCTTTAAAGCCCAGTTGGGAGCAGGCCCCCAAAAACTATATCCCTTGCTGCAAATGCAAAGGAGAAAAAAATGACAGGTATCAAGTGCAAACTTGGTTTAAGCAAGTAGAAAGAGAAGAAATCAATGCAGTAAAGGCAATAAAAAAAGCTGCTAAAATGGAGAACTTCCTTAAAAGGGCAGGGCATATTCGGTTAATGGAATACCCTCCAAAAACACTTACCATTGACGAACTTAGAGCTTCTTTATATAACCTGGAGCATTATGAAAATTTTGTTGCGGATGTACTGGTTACAGATTATGCGGATGAATTTACTGTAGACAAACGGTTTACCCAGCATAGGCATGGGATTGGAGATGTTTGGGCTGGTCACAAAAAAATTGCTGGGGAGAGAAAAATGCTGGTGGTAACTGGATCACAATCAAATACTGCCAGAACAGGCAAGGACATCAAGAGAGGAGATTGGGCAGAAGATATTTCAAAACTTGGGAAAATTGACGGGGCGATGGCCATTAATAAAAATGAGGAGGATAAAGGCCGGATGATTTCCCGTATTGGAATTCCCAAAACAAGGCACGATGAAGACGTTTTAAAACAGATAACCGTTTTGCAGCAATTAAATATTGGCAAAATTTATTTAGACTCTTATTTAGGAACGTAAAGGAGGAGAAATGTCAGAAGAAATGGATGTTGAAGAATTTTGGGAGAAGAACAGAGAAAACTGTCCTTGGTATGAACCAGACAAGGATGATCTTCCTTTCCCGGAGGCTCCGCAATGCAAAGCAACAGGAGATGAGTGCTGGTTTTATGAATGTCCGTTTTACTTTTGGATGAACGCAACAGCCGAAATAAAAAAAGGAGGAAAGTAGATGATTGAAATAACCAAAGTATATGAATTTGAAGCCGCCCATCATTTACCTTACCATCAAGGAGCCTGCCAGCATTTACATGGCCATTCGTATAAACTAGAGGTTACCGTTACAACTTGGTTCGCATTTTGTATTAATGCAGAGGACGAAAAAAACCCTGAAAGTGGGATGATAATGGATTTCTCCACTTTAAAGGAAGTCATTAAAAAATGCGCTCCTTTTGACCATACCAACCTAAACGCCCACTTCGCAAACCCCACTGCTGAAAACATGGTTGGCCATATTGCTTATGAAATTACAAAATGGCTGGAGAAAAAACACCCAAGAAAAAGAGTCATTCGTGTAAGGTTATGGGAAACGAAAACTTCTTATGCAACCTGGAGGGCAAATGAATAAAATTAAAATCAATGAAATTTTTCAAAGCATTAACGGAGAAGTTACTCATTGGACACAAGGGTCCTTGACTACTTTTATCCGTTTTTCTGGTTGTAATTTGGATTGCTCTTATTGTGATGCAAATTATCACAAAAAAGTAAACGCCGAATTAAATCCGATTGAAGTTTTGGAGATAATTGAAAAAACTGATTGCAAAAATGTTACCATCACCGGGGGGGAACCCACCCTACAACCTATGCTCTGGCCCTTGCTTTCATATTTAGGGGAAGAGGGTTATAAGGTCACTATTGAAACCAATGGCACAAACCCAATTATCCCGACCCCATTTATTTCTTGGGTAGTTGATTATAAATTTAATTACCCCAACCAAATGAATAAAGATAATTGGGACCGCCTTACTTGCCGGGACTGGCTTAAATTTGTGGTAAAATACCCTGAGGATTTATTTGCCATTAACACCTTTATAAAGGACAACCCAACCCTGAGCAAAAAAAACCTTGCTATCGGCACAACAGGGCTTGTAAAGCCCTATGGAATCGTTGATTACCTTATACAAAAACGCATGTATAATTTTATAATAAACTACCAGATTCATAAACAAATCTGGCAAGCGAGGGGGGAAGCAAACCAAATTATATAAAAAAAAATGAAAAAATTATGAAACTTTTTCAATTACCCTTTATAATATAATCAGAACACAATGAAACATTAATTTTTCACAAGCCAATTTTGGCAAACAAACCAAAGGAGAAGAGAAATGAAAAAAGCCGATGTAACTGTAAAAATGCTCAAGGCCATTGCAGAGGATTTGAACGACGTAATGGGGTTCGACAGCAACCCCATTCCAACCACTGGCAAACGGGCCGAAATTATCAAGGAGGTTTTGGATGCCGCCATCGATATTGAGCAGGCGGACATTGACGGAGAAAAACCCCTGAAGGCCGACACCATTAAACATCTCAAGGTTCTGGGCTGGGAAGGCCCCAAAGATGCCGAAGAGGAAACCGAAGAAGAACCGGCCGAAGAAACCGCCGAAGAAGAAACCGCCGAAGAAGAAACCGCCGAAGAAGAAACCGCTGAAGAGCCCACCAAAAAGGAAACTGCCAAGGGCAAGGGCAAAGGCAAAGGCAAGGGCAAAGCAAAGGGCAAAACCAAGCCCAAAGGCCAAGCCCCAAAAAAGGCTTCTGAAAAGGGTCCCGGCATCATCGCCTCCATCCTGGAGTTCGTCACCGAGCATGGCCCCATTACCAAGGAGGACATTGTCAAAAGGCTGGAAAAAAGGTTTCCTGATCGGGATACCGTCGCAATGGGTAAAACTGTGCAATGTCAGCTTCCCAAACGCATGAGCAAGGAAAAGAAAGTAAACATCGTTAAAACCGACGAAGGGTTTGAAATCCAGTAAATAACAGCATCATATGTTCGCCCCCCGGGATTAATTTCTCGGGGGGCTTTTTTTTGTGCCTTTAACATATCAAAAAAGGAGTATTATGAAAGCAATCGTTTTATTTTCAGGGGGACAAGATTCAACAACTTGCCTTTACTGGGCCTTAAATGAATTTAAAGAAGTACTGGCTCTTAATATTCAATATGGCCAAAAACATCAGGCCGAAATTAATGCGGCTTATGCTATTAGCAAATTGACAGGAGTTCAATTAATACCCATGGATCTCTCCCGCATTTTTTCTTTAATTGGAAACTCTGCCCTGACTGACAAAAGTACTCCCTTTTCAGATGTCTCTATGCCGCATCCAAAAAACCACGATCTTCCTGCCTCTTTTGTTCCAGGCCGTAATTTAATTTTCATTACTGTTGCTTGCATGGTAGCTTATAAACATGATGCAAACCATGTTATAACTGGGGTATCCCAAGCGGATTACTCCGGTTATCCTGATTGCAGAAAGAGCACTATTGCTGCTTTGTCTGTAGCTGTTGAAATGGGTATGGAAAAAGCTTTTCACATACATACTCCCTTAATCAACGTAACCAAAAAAGAGGAGGTTTTGTGGGCCAAAACAATTCCCGGTTGTATGGAGGGTCTTGCCTTTTCCCATACCTGTTACAATGGGCAAATTCCCCCTTGTGGTGAATGTCCTGCCTGCAAATTAAGAGCAAAGGGGTTTGCCGAAGCCCAAACCATTGACCCTCTTATTGAAAGGTTAAACAAATGAAATACTATGGAGTAAATGAGTTTAACACCGACGTCAAAATCCTATACCGCCAGATTAAAGCATCTGACAAAAAATACTATGGAATTTATCCAATCCCAAGAGGAGGAATTCCGCTGGGAGTCTCCCTTTCCCATATGTTAAATGAGCCAATATTATCCAAGCCTAACCCCCAATGCTTGGTTGTAGACGATATTATTGATAGCGGCAAAACAATTGCTCCTTACCAAGCATATTATGATACGGCTGTTATCCATGTATCGCCAAACAACAAAGCTAACACTCCCACTTTTTTCGCTGCAAAAAAAGATCCTAAGGTTTGGATAGAATACTGGTGGGAGAAAAACGAAGCCCCAGTGGAAGATTCTGTTATCCGACTATTGCAATACTTGGGGGAAGACCCCAAGCGACCCGGATTGAAAGATACCCCTAAACGCTTTGTTAAGGCTTGGAATCATATGTTTGGTGGCTACCAGCAAAATCCTAAAGATGTAATAACTGTTTTTAACAACAACGAGGATGGGATAGGCAAATATGACCAAATGGTTCTCCTGAAAGATATCGAAATATACTCCACTTGTGAGCATCACATTTTGCCGTTTATAGGCAAAGCCCACATTGCTTATATCCCGGGGGAAAAAATCTTGGGCATCTCCAAGCTTGCCCGTATTGCGGATATCTATGCCAAAAGGCTTCAGATACAGGAGAGGTTAACTGACCAGATTACAGCCTGTATTGAAGACCTTATACATCCTCTCGGGGTTGCTTGTGTTGTTGAAGCGTTTCATTTGTGCATGCGAATGAGAGGGGTACAAAAGCAAAACAGTATGATGGTTACTTCGTCTTTAAAAGGTGTTTTCAAAACAGATGCCAGTGCTCGCAAGGAGTTTATGGATTTGATTAAATGAAAGAGCATTTGGCCGAACTCAATACCACTCTTAATTGCCCGGTAAATTGCCCGTATTTAAATATTTATCTTGATACGGGTAATTGCTCCTGTTCTTTAGGTTTACGGGTATCATCCCCAACCAATCTATATAATTATCTGGAGGAAAAAAATGAAGAATAAATATTTTTGGCCTGTACTGTATTTGCTCAGTATACTCCTTGGAAACCTGTTTGTTATTTGGTTTGGCATTGTAAAAGTACTGGGCCTTGTTTTCCCTGCCGGAGTCATTTTTATTGGCCTTACCTTTTCTTTTCGGGATTACGTTCAGCGCACTTGGGGAGACTGGGCTTGCTGGGTTTGGATGCTCCTTGCAACCATTATAACCTTTTTCCTAAATCAACAAGTTGCCTTTGCCTCTGTTTGTGCTTTCCTTATTTCTGAAGGAGTAGACTGGTTTAGTTTTAAAGTTTTGAAAATGCCATTTAAAAAGCGGATATATATTTCCAATTTGTTTTCCTGTCCGCTTGACTCCTTGATTTTTGTAACCATCGCCTTTGGCTTTTACTGGCCTGCCATATGGGGGCAAGCGGTCATTAAATACGCTTCGGGCCTTTTGGTTTTACCCTTTATAAAGGATAAAAAATGAAAACATATTATGCCGGACAACTTGGCTGGACAAGTGAAGAGGAAACCGTTTTTAAAAAGGGGCAAGAACGGCTTTTCTCCTATCACTTAATTAATGCTGGGAAAGATAAATGTTTTCAAACGGTCATTCAACTCATAAAGGATAATCCAGAAAAAAATCTTTCTTTGTTCCTGGACTCCGGGGCTTTTTCGGCATGGTCCAAAGGCATTGAAATTAATATCCAGGAGTATATTGATTTCATTAAAACCTATCAGGAGCAAATTAAAGTTTATGCTGTATTGGATAGCATAGGTGATCCGGAGAAAACCTTACGCAACCAAATAATTATGGAAGAAGCTGGCCTTGACCCCTTGCCCTGTTACCATTACGGGGAACCCCTTGAGTACCTGGAGAATTATGTTAAGGAGTATGATTATTTGGCTTTGGGAGGCATGGTCCCCATTTCCAAAAAAGACCTCCAGTTGTGGTTGGATATGATTTTTGCGGATTACATTTGTGATGAAAATGGCATGCCCAAAACAAGAGTTCATGGTTTTGGAATGACCATTTTTAAACTGATAAGGAGATATCCTTGGTACTCCGTTGACTCTACTTCTTGGATTATGACCAGCCGGATGGGAGGGCTTTTTGTTCCCCAATTCAAAAACGATGATTGGGCATACATTTTGGACCCTATTAAAATAAATATGTCACATAGAAGCCCCAAAAAAGAGAACAATGGCCAGCATTATGACACCTTAAACCCCAGTATTCAAAAGCTATATTTGAAGTATTTTATCGAAAAGGGTTTTACTCTGCAAGAACTGCAAGAAAAATATGTACAGAGAGATTTATTAAACCTGGAATATTTCCATGGTTTCCAAAGTTGCCAACCAAAATATCCTTGGCCCTTTGCCTGTAAAGGCTTAAGGGGCCTTTGTTTATAAACCAATACAAGGAGAAAAAACATGGCCAAAAGAACCAGAACGAGAACAAGAACGACGGCCCCAAAAAACCCGGAAATATCGGGTGGCATTGACCGAAAAAAGTTTTTGGGAGTATTGGCGAAAGTGATGCCCGGGATTGCAGATAAAGCTGTCCTGGAGCAATCTACCCACTTCATTTTTGATGAAGACAGAATATGGAGTTACAACGATGAAGTCTCCATCAGCCACAAATTTAAAACAGGAGTTAAGGGAGCCTTGGTTGCCAAAAAGCTTTTCAAGCTTTGTAGCAAACTGGAGGAAGATAACATTGAAATCAACCAAACTACTTCTGGGGTTGTTATCCGGGGAGAATCTTTCGAAACAAGTTTGGCAATGGATGCTGAAATCAAATTAAAAAAAATAACAGTACCCGGGACCAATTCCAAAAAATGGATAAAACTACCCAGCGATTTTATTGACGGAGTAAACCTTTGTTTTTTCTCCGCCAGCACAAACATGGTAAAACCTGAATTGACCTGTTTGTTTGTTACAGGGGATAATATTTATTCGACGGATACATATCGTGGCACCAAATACATCATGGAAGAAGAGTTTGACGGGGCCTTTATTATTCCCGCCAGAATTGCCACCAAGTTGAAAAATTACAACCCTGTTAAAGTTTTGGAGGAGAACAATTGGTTGCACTTTATTAATAATGAAGGCACTGTTTTCTCCTGTAGAACTTACGACGCTGTCTATCCGGCAGACCTTGTTAAACGGGCTTTCAACACTGAGGGGGAAAAAATAACCCTCCCGGAAAGTTTTGCCAAAGTGGTTGAACGGGCCTCCATCCTTGTCTCCGAAGATTTTGCTTTGGATAGGATGGTAACAATTTCTGTTTCTTCTGGAGAAATTGTGTGCTCTGGTAAAGGAATCGATGGCTGGTACAGAGAGAAAAAAGAAATCGATTATGTTGGTAAAGAAATTGACGTTAAAGCCCAGCCAGAATTCCTTAACCAAATACTCCACCAGCTAAACGACGTGACCATCGGCAAGGCTCAACTCCTTTTTGAAGGGGATAAGTTCGAACATTTTATGCGACTTTCAGGATAAGGCTTACCCAACAGACCTCCAAAAAAAACCCCTGCCGCCCTGTTGGGTAGCTTCATTCTGCTGGCGGCAGGGCCTTAAATAAAGGAGGAAAGATGAAAAGACAAAAATGCATAATCAAAAATAAATCTCAATTAATTACTGCTGTTGGATGCGCAATGGATTTTTTTGGAGAAACTGAAATAATTTTAAATAGAAAATCTGGAACAACAAAAATAGTTTTAAAACCAAGCGAAAGAATAAGATTGGTTTATGATAACAATGATTATCAAAATTTATTAAATATGGAGTTATTTAATAAAGAACTTGGGAAAATGAGAACCCGAATAAGAAAAACGCCTGCCGAATGCTTTAGATAAAGGAGATAAAATGTCTTTTTGTCATTTGCATAACCATACTGAATATAGCCAATTAGATGGAGTAGGTACTCCTCAAAACTATGCAAAAAAAGCTGCCGAATTGGGCTTTAAATATTTGGCGATGACAGACCATGGAAACGTAGATGGAGCAATTCAATTTCAAAAGGCTTGTAAAGAGAATAATATAAAGTCGATTATTGGTTGTGAAATGTATATTGTGCCATTTATGGGGGCCAAAAACAAAGGAGAACAGCGAGGCCATATAACGGTATTGGTTAAAAATGAAAGTGGCTGGGAATCGCTTCTCCGCTTGCTTACAAGGGCAAATTTAGAAGGTTATTACTACCGACCCCGGATAGATTATGACTCTGTTTTAGAATCTGATCTCTCCGGTTTAATTTTTATGACTGCCTGTGCTGGTTCTTTTCTCCGGTTAGAGGGTGGGGTGGATTTTTTATTAAACCTAATCCGCAAAAAAGCAGAGTGTTATTTAGAAATAATGCCTCATAATATCTCCGCCCAAAAAAAACAACATGATTTATTGAACAACATATTAGATAAATTTTACAATGAAGAAATAGAACCAAAATTCGTGGCAACCAATGATTGTCATTATGTAAATCGGGGAGATTGGAAAGCTCAAGAAATACTCCTTGCCATTAACCGTAAAGCCAAATGGGATGACCCTGACCGTTTTAAATTTGGCTTTAAGGGGTTGCACCTCCGAACTGAAACGGAGATGATAAAAGCTTTTGAAAAACAAAACTATTGGGATGATGAAACTATTGAAGAGGCAATGGGAAATACTCTTGTTATTGCAAAACAATGTTGTGATTTTGTTATCCCCAAACAAGATATTTCCTTGCCTGTACCAAGTTATTTTTCTTCTCGTTTTGGAGAAGTATTTGATGACGATACTGTTTTAGAAAACCTCCTTCAAAACAGCCCCCATGTTCATTTACTTGTTAAAAAAGAGTATACTGAAAGATATAACTACGAATTTGAAATTATATCTAAAAAAGGGTTCTCCCGTTATTTTCTTATCGTTGTTGATTTAATTCAGTGGTGCTCCGAAAATGATGTGCCTGTTGGTCCCGGGAGAGGTAGTGTAGGCGGCTCTTTACTGGCTTATTTATTGGGTATTACAGAAACAGACCCTATAAAATACGGCCTTTATTTCTCCCGGTTTATTTCAGAGGATAGACTTGACTACCCTGATATTGATATAGACTTTGCGGATAACAAGCGCCATCTTGTGATAGAGTATTTAGAAAACACCTATGGCAAATACAATACTGCCGGGATTTCTACTTTTCTCCGTATGAAAGATAGAGGCATCATTCATGACATTGGTAGAGTATTTGAAGTGCCTTACCCCGAGGTTGACCAGTTTGCAAAAAGCATTGTCCCTTTTGATGAAAATATGGATACCTTAGAAAAGGTTGCAGAATCAGAAGAGGGGAGTGAATTTGTAAAAAAATATCCAGAAGTTATCCGCCAAGCTAAAAAACTCAAAGGCCAAATCCGGGGAGCTGGCCAGCATGCCGCAGCAGTGGTTATTTCTAAGGAGGATTTACGAGAAACAAATCGTTGTAACCTTTGTATGCGGTCTAACCGAATCATGGCGAATTGGAGTATGTCGGATAGTGAATATTGTGGTTTAATGAAACTTGATATCCTTGGGCTTAATACTCTATCTGTCCTCGCACAATGCCAAAAATTAATTAACTCCCCCGATTTAAAACTCAGTGCAATTCCTCTAAATGACAACGATGTTTTTAAAATGCTTTCCAAAGGTGATACAGCCGGAGTATTTCAATTATCCGCTGTCCCTTCAACAAAATTATGTAAAGAAATGCAGGTACATGATTTTCTGGATATCCCTGCTATCCTGGCCCTTGTAAGGCCTGGACCCTTTTACTCTGGTATGACCGAACTGTATGTTAAGCGCAAGCATGGAGAAGACTGGGAACCAGACCACCCCATATATGAAGAGATAACAAAAGACACTTATGGCCTCCTTGTTTACCAAGAACAGGTTATGGCTGTCATCTCTAAACTGGCGGGATTGCCAGAATCTACCGCAGATAAAATTCGGAAAATTATCGGTAAGAAAAGAGACCCGGAGGAATTTGAAAAATATAAAGAGATGTTTGTAAAGGGTTGTTTAGAACAAAAAACCTTTTCTGAAAAAAGAGCAATTGAGTTTTGGGAGGGGTTGTTACAGTGGGCCAGTTATGGATTTAACAAGGCCCATGCTACTGAATACGGCCTTATCTCTTATTGGACAGCATACCTTAAGTATCATTGGCCTGCCCAGTTTATGGCAGCTGAACTGACCTATGGTACTGGAAAAGAAGACGTCGCCAAAGAAGCCCAAAAAAGAGACATTAAAATCATTCCACCCAAAATAGGGATTTCGCATGCCCTTGAATGGAGAGTAGAAAACAATACTTTGTTTGCTCCCTTTGTAGAAACCAAAGGGATTGGAGAAAAACAAGCTTTTACTTGCCTGCCCAAAAAAGCGAAGTTATCCAGTTTCTTTGATGATGGGAGGGGAGAAATCAATGTCACAACTTCAATCGCAAAAATTTTAAACAATATTTGCGCACACGATAAAGACGTTATCCCAGACCAAGAAATTTTACAAGAGTATTTTGCTGAAGGGTTGTTTACTTTATCTGAAGAGGATAATGATTCAGATGATAGCATGCCTACTCTCCGACGGTTTAACAGGCCAGCAAAGAAAAATTGCCCAGAGTCTCCTTGGGTAGAAAGAAAAAGAGCAAAATTTGATTTCACAGATTGTACCGCCTGTCAGTTTTATAAAGAGGGCAATGGCCCCATAAACCCCTGCCCCGGGATTTTAAATGCAGCAATAATAGGTGAGGCCCCCGGTAAAAAAGAGGATTCAACAGGCAAGCTTTTTGTGGGGCCAACAGGAGATTTAATTTGGTCAATATTTAAACAATATGGCGGCTTTACAAGGAGAAGTTTTCACCTCACAAATGTTTGCAAATGTTATCCATATAGAAGCCGAACTCCCAAACCTGTTAACATTAAAGCTTGTTTACCACATTTGAAAAAAGAGTTAAAAACAATCAATTGCAAAGTGGCTTTGATTTTTGGAAATGTTGGATTGCAAGCTTTCGCCGGAGAAAAAACAGGGATAATAAATAAATCAGGAAATGTTCAATATCTCCCTGAATGGGACATCATGGCTTGTTGGTGCGTTCATCCTTCATGGGTACTCCGCGACTCAAGAGAGCGGATAAAAGTATTGAGAAAAGGTATCGCTAAATTTCTTAATATTATTGATGATATTCCATTTTAAAAACTTGTTTTCGTTTTATAATATAGTCTTAAGGGTAATAAATTATGCTGTATAAATCATATAATTTCTCTGGTGCAATATGGAAATCGAAAATTGTTGCAGGTCATGTTATAGTTTTTATTATGGCACTCCCTGTAGTGGGTTAACACAATGTCTTGAAGGTAATATTGTTGCAAGAGACACAAGGGCTTGTCACAAGTATGAAAGAATAAATAGGCGCAATCCAAAACCATTAAAAAGGAGGAGAACAAAACATGCCACTCCATGTAGATTATCGCCCGGCAGAACTGGAAGAAGTGATAGGGAACAAGGAAACAATAAAAAAGCTGAAAGCCATATTTCTCCGGGAGAACAAAGATTTTCCTCACGCCCTACTCTTCAGCGGTCCAAGTGGTTGCGGCAAAACAACATTTGCCCGGATAATCAAACACCTCGTAGACTGCGAAGACGAAGACTTCATAGAGATGAACGCGAGTAATACTCGAGGTATCGATGCAGCGAGAGCAATTATTGACACCATGAATTTTCTCCCCAATGGTGAAAGTCGGGTTTATCTTATTGATGAAGTACATCAAGCCACCAAAGACTTTCAAAACAGTATTTTAAAAGCCCTGGAGGATACTCCCAAGCATGTCTTTTTTATCCTTTGTACTACCGACCCTCAAAAACTCTTAAAAACCATCCGAAATCGTTGCAGTTGTTTTGAAGTAGAAAAACTCTCCGAAACCCAAATTGAAGATCTGGTAAAAGAGATTTTAGATGCGGAGGGCATTACCGATTTCCCAGTTTCCGCCATTGCCAAAATTGCTGAACTTGCGGATGGTTGCCCCAGACAAGCCCTTGTGCTCCTTGACCAAGTAATTGACTTTGATGAACCGGAGGAAATTGAAGAAGCTCTTAAGGGGCTTTCCATAGGAGAAAACAAACAAGTTCTTGATTTATGCCGAGCCTTGGTAAAACAGAGGCCTTGGTCAGAGGTTGGTCCTATTGTAAAGGGGATAAAAGAGGACCCTGAAAAAATAAGACAAGGAGTAATTGGATATATGAGAAACTGTGCTCTTAACTCCAAAAGCACTCCAGACCCCACTTTTGCCCTTGTTTTTGAAGCTTTCCGTGAGCCTAATTTTTATAACGGGACAGCAGGACTTGTTTTTGCTTGTTTGGAGGCTATAGGTGAATAAATTAAGAGATATTTGGTTTACTTTTTCTTGTCATATGAAAATAGTTATCAGCAGTCTTATTTTTTTTATTTTGCTTTCATTGGTTCTTAGCTGGGCTATTTACCAAATAGAGGGATCATGCCAAAGCTGGCAAAAGGTAACAAACGAATATAGAGAAAAAGCTGAACTGTATAAACAAGCTTATATTCAATTAATTGTAGACAAAGAAAGATTAAAAAGAGATAACTCTTTTTATCCTTATGTTTCCCCAACCCCAGAAGAGGAAAAATGAAAATCGAAGATATTGACAAAGCTATTAGAGCCAAGGAAGAAATTGGGAAAAGAGAAGAACAAATTGAAATGCTGTCAAAATCTGCCCAGAATACAAATGGAGATGATTTACGTCTTCAAGCCAACAAATTTACCGGGGCTTCTTGTTTTTGTAAAATTACTCTAACTCCAGAAGAAAAAGCAATAATTGAAAAAATGGTTATTCAGCGATTGGTGATAGAGATTGATACCTTGAAGTTGATAATTGAAAATTTATAAAAAGGAGGTAAAAATGGCAAACGAATATCAAAGAGACATCGCTATTGATCCGGATAATTTGGAGGAGGAATTTTTGCAGCAACCCTCTTTGTATTTCAAATACAGCGATCTCCGACGTGAAGCTGGTGAAGACAGAGACAAAGCCAAAGATCAGCTGGAGCTTTGGAAAGCCCAAACCAGTCTCGCCATCAGAAGTAATCCCGATCAGTATGGATTGGCAAAGGCAACAAACGATGCTGTTTCAGAAAAATTGACATCGATATTGAATGATAAAGAAAATACAGGACACGATGTGAAAGAAAGATATGATGAAGCCCTTTATCGTTTCAACATATACTCCAATGTTTTGGCTTCTTTAGACCAAAAGAAAAAATCTTTGGAGATGTTGGTTCAGTTGCATGTTTCAAATTGGTTTAGTGGTCCCGCAGAACCCAAAACCGTCCCGGGAGGCAAACGCATTGTCGATATTCACTCCGGAGATGTTTCAAACAAAGTGCGCCAAGCCACCAAAACCCGGACCCGTCGTCGCCGTTAAACACTATTCAAACTAAATGATTTAACATTCTTTAAACGTTTTTAATTGTACTAATACCCTAACATACATGGAGAAGAAAAAATGGCAAGAAAAAGCAGAGAAGCAAGGAAAGAAGCATTGCGGAATCGCATGACCAAAACTATTAAAAACCGTGATGTGAACAAATATGGAGGGAGTGGAGTGCTTGACCATTCTTTGTCGGGCAAAAAAGGCAAAATCAACGAGTACCAAATTTTGCAGGGGAAAAAACGCAATGTGATTGATATCCTCCCTTTTGAGGTTTCGCAAGATTGGTACAAAAAACTCAAAACCTTTAACGGCAAACCTGTTGAGCTGGTGCCCGGAGAAGAAGATTACAAGCTGGAGTATGCCTGTCATTACAATGTTGGGCCGGAGAAAAAAACCATGCTTTGTCTCCGGGAAATGTTTGGCATGCATTGCGAGGCCTGCGAACAAATGTTGGCGGAATACCAGAAGGACGATCCGGACGAGGAGTTAATCAAAGGCCTCAAGCCTAAATGGAGATGTCTTTACAATATTTATGATTACAACGAACCGGAGAAAGATATTCAAATCTGGGACTACAGCCGGTTTCTTTTCGAAGCCAGTCTTTTGGAAGAAGCAGAAACAGAGGACGATGGGTTTGTTCTCTTCTCCGATTTGGACGAAGGCAAAACCCTGAAGTTCAAGGGCAAACAGAAAGAACTTGGTAAAAATAAATTTGTCGAGGTCACTGCTGTAGAGTTTTTAGACCGTGAACCTTATGATGAGGCCGTTTTAAACGATGTTTATCCTTTGGATAAAATGCTTATTGTGCCTACAGTAGAAGAGTTCACAAGTACTTTTCTGGGACTGGACAATGAGGAGGACAACGACAACGACAACGACAACGACAACGACACTTCAACGACCTCTTCCCGCAGGCCCCGTCGCCAGCCGCCAGCAGAGAAAAAAGACGAAAGCAACCCTTGCCCCTCTGGATTCAAATTTGGAGTAGAGTGCAACAATTACCCAGAATGTGAAAATTGTCCGGACGATATTTTCAACAAGTGTGCCGATCTCCAGGATGATATAAACAGCGGGAAAGTACCCGAACCGGAGCCGGAACCCGAACCCGAGCCGGAACCCGAGCCGGAACCAGAAAAAACTACCAGAACAAGGACCAGACGGAGAAATACAGGAGAAAATACCAGCAGTGAGCCCACAAATACTCCTGATTCTACCCAGCCCCGTCGCCGTCGCCGCAGGTAGTAAATGAAAATTGATCCCAACAGAAGATATATTAGTGTCTCCAAGGCCATAAAATTAGTTTTCTCTTATGGCCTTGGGGTCAAAACCCGTCCAACAATTACTTCTTGGGCTCAAAAAAACAACTTGGGAGTAAAAGTGGGCGGCAGATGGTATATTGATGAAGAAAAATTTATTTCACATTTAAAAGGAGAGTAAAAATGGAAACAGGCAAAAAAGCTGAAGATTTTTTGGGTCGCGGAAAAATTTTGTTGGAAGCTCACGATATTATTAATGGGGAACGGCAAGACCAATATGGTGATCCAGAAGACAGTTTTCAGGTCATTGCGGAGTATTGGTCTACTTACATTGAAAGGGTTTGGGAGAAACAGAAATGTCTCCTTCCTCTCGATGTCGCAAATTTGCAAATTCTTTTTAAACAAGGAAGAAAACTGGGGCAATACTCGGCTGTAGACAATTACCGCGACTCTGCTGGATATGAAGGGATTGGAGCAGACATGGTGGAGGAAAATAATGACTGAACGACGCAGAAGAGAAAGGCCCACAAGAAGAAGGCCCCGTCGGTCTGTTGATATGGTTAAAGACATAGAGGAGTCAATTAAGTCTCCCACAAAACATGCTATATCAACAGACGTTCTTATCCCCTCTGGCTCTACCATGTTAAATTTGGCCTGTAGCGACAATCCCAATGCAGCTTATGGTATTGGAAAAATCGTTACAATGCCCGGTTCCTCCTCCTCTGGCAAAACGATTTTGATGCTCACCTCTATGGCAGAAATGGTTAACAACTCCCGGTTTGATGATTACTCTTTTTATTATGATGATGGGGAGGAAGCCCTTGCATTTGATATGGAATATCTTTTTGGGGAAAAACTTCCGCAAAGGCTTAAACCGCCCGGAGGATATGATGACGACAATCGGCCTGTTTATTCTAACACTATCCAGGAATTTAAAGCTAACATCTTAACCCGCTGCAAAAATGAAGAGAAGTTTATTTACACTCTTGATTCCCTTGACGCTTTGACCACTGATGAAGAACTTGAAAAGGAATACAAAAAAGCTCTTCTCTTGGCCAAGGGGGATAAAAAAGCAATTGAAGCATTGACCGGGTCCTTCAAAACAGAAAAAGCAAAAATCACAGGGGAAGCCTTACGCATGATAAACGGGGCTTTAAAGAAAACAGACTCCGCCCTATTTATCATACAGCAAATCCGGCAAAAGATTGGGGTTGTTGGGTTTGGCAAAAAAACAACAACCTCTGGAGGGAATGCTCCTTTCTTTTACTCTACCCATCAAGTTTGGCTCAACAAAACAAAAACTCTTAAAAACGATAAGTTTAAGTTGAAAATAGGCAATTGCGTTAACGCCGAAATCACCAAAAACAAACTTACAGGCAAACTTAGAGATATTGATTTCGATGTCTTTTATGATTACGGCATAGATGATATATCCTCCATGGTTGACTACTTAACCAAAACCAAAATCTGGAAAAAGAGTGGAGGGTATATTTATCCCAGCCAGTTCTTGGGTTCTGCTCCGCCGAAAAAGTTTTATAAAAAAGACCTTGTAAAACTTATTGAACAAGAGGGGGCAGAAAAAGAAGTAAAAGATTTGTGCGGAGAAATTTGGAACAGCATTGAAGACGCTGTTAAATTATCCGACCGGAAAAGAAAATACTAAACATAAGGGGTGAGCATCAGGGCTAAAACTCTTGTAACGCGAACAAGAGACATAAGCATCGCGAAGCTGAACAGGTTCGAATCCTGTACCGCCCCCCATTACCAATTTGTTAAGGAAAGATTATGGAAAGAATAAGGAGGTCTGCCAGAAAAAACGAACCTATATTTGCCGGTATCGATCCCGGTGCAACAGGAGCAATTTGTGTTATTGACTCTTCTCTTGAAATTCTTGAGCTCCAAGACTATCCCGGAAATGAAAGAGATTGCGCACAAATTGTGAATAATTATGCCAAATGGTGGCACCAAAACGGGTTTGAACTCTTTGTTGCTTTGGAATTTGTCCACTCCATGTCTGGGCAAGGGGTAAAATCAATGTTCTCATTTGGGGAGAACTATGGCATTTGGAAAGCTTGTCTTGCAAGTAATGGAATAAAATATGCAAACCCTTCTCCACAACAATGGATGGCAGGGTTGATCAAAAAAAATGTAAAGGGGTTAAACCAAAAAGAGAGAAAAAAGGAAACAGCCCGAGCCCATTTAGTCGCCGCAACAAATTTTTTCCCAGAATGGAGGACTTCGTTTAAAGGCCCCAGAGGAGGAATAAAAACCGATCGTTGTGCTGCCGCATTATTGGCCTATTGGCGCAGACAAATTTATTACAGAGGAGAATAAAATGGAAATTAAGATCGAAATCTATTGCGAAAAATGCCATGCCCTTATTAAAGAATCTTATGTTCATATAAAAGATAAAGAAATCTTTATGGTTTCAGCTCCTCCTTGCACAAATTGTGAAAAACTTGCTTTTGAAAGAGGCCAATCAAAAGGATACCGTGAAGGAGTAAAAAAGACTCAGCAAAAACATAAATCGGGAGTTTTAAACGGGGACCTCAAGTTTGGACATTTTTCTTAAAAAGGAGATTTTTAATGATTGAATATATCCATATTAAAAATTTCCTATCTCACAAAAACTCCCGGGTTGATTTTGACCCGGGAGTTAACTCCATTGTTGGAAATTCCGATGCCGGAAAATCAGCAATTATAAAAGCCCTGGATTGGGTATTTAACAACAACCCCTCCGGAGACGAATTTATAAATTGGTATGCAGGCAAAGAACCAGCCATTGTTGAGATAGGGATAAATGGCCATAAAATAACCAGACTAAAATCAAAAACTAAAAATCTTTACCAACTTGACGACGAAGAACCAGACAGGGCTTTTGGGGTGGCAGTACCAGAAAAAATTGCCAAAGTAATAAATATTAATCCTGCCAGCTTACACAGACAACCAGACCCGGCTTTTTTAATATCTCAAAACTCTCCAACAGTTGCGGCATATATTAACAAAATTGCAAACCTTGAGATAATGCAAAAAAGCGTTTCGGAAATCAATTTGCAAGTAACAAGGGGCTCACGTGGTTTAAAAACTCTTGAATTTGATTTGGAAGAAAAGAGAAAGGAACAAAAAGAGTTTCGGTGGATAGATAATGCAGAGGGTTTTCTGGTTGGGCTTAAGCAGCAGCAAACCAAAATAAACAAACTCCGAACCAAAATCACAAAAATTAAAGGAGTTGTTGCCCAGATTAAAGAAAATCAAAAAAGACTCTGCCATTATGATTGGGTTAAAATAGCCATTAATCAATTAGAGGCTTGTAATGCCCTTAATAAAAAAAGAACAGCCAAAATCAAAGCAATAAAACGGGTTGAGGCGGCAATTACAAGGGTTGCCAATGCCCAAGAAAAACTTAAAAAATTGCCCAGCTTAAAAAACGCAAAAGAATTAAAAAATTTATTGGTTTTGGGTTATAATATAAAACAGAAAACTAACAAATTTAATGCTCTTATTGATTTAACAGAGGGAATTAAAAACAAACAAAATCAATTAAAAGACAGGGAAGCTTCCCTAAAAAAGACCGAAGAGAATTTTTATAAATTAATGCCAGACATTTGTCCATTATGCGGGAGAGGATAAAAACAATGATGGATCTTATGCAAAAAAAACTTGCTGATCTCATGGCCAAAAAAATAGATAAAGAAATGCAAAAAATTTATGAGACAGCATTTGAAGCAGAACCCTTTGTTTCTACTCCCAATTATTCTTTGTCTTTTAAATCGCTCATAAAAATAGCGGCAGAATTAGAAGAGAAAAGGATAAAAACCAGAGTTCCATTGAAGATTATCGTCAACCCTCATTTAACAAGAGAAAAGCAAACCCGATTTCCCAAAAAAAAGAAAAATAAAAGATGGGTTAAAAAGTTCAAAAAAAAGTATTTATATTCCATACCCAACAAAGAGATATACTGGTTTAAACAACAAGGAGTTGTTATTTGCCATCCTATAATGGAAGCCGAAATTAAACATCAGTTATCTTTGGGAGGGCTTTATGACAATTATGCATTGCGGGAAATTTAAAGGCAAAGACATCTCCGCCCTGCCGAACTGGTATTTAAAATGGATGGCGGAGAACTGGTCAGAAAATACTGAACTCAATAAAAAGCTTTGTAAAGAAGCAGACCAAGAATTGAAATGGAGACAACACCATGGAATCGAAATTTAATGAAGCAGATCTTCGGTATGTAACAGCAAACACGCTCAAAACGATGGAGGAATATGAAGAGCAAGTAAAAGAAACCGCTATTTATCCCGGAGTAGATGGATTGGCTTTTAAAATTGACCGCGAAACCAGAAAACAAATTCTCTCTGGAAATATTACTGGTTTGCTTTATACCGCTCTGGGGCTGGCAGGAGAAGCCGGAGAGTTTTCCGATAAAGTAAAAAAAATTCTCCGGGACGACAAAGGGGTTATAAGCCTCAAAAAACGGCTGGCAATGGCTCAAGAATTGGGAGACGTTTTCTGGTATCTTGCTCGATGCTCTGCTGAACTTCGTTATACTCTAGAAATGATTTCAGACCTTAATTACGAAAAACTTTCCAAAAGAAAAAAAGAAGGAAAATTAGGAGGGTCTGGCGATGACCGTTGATGCAATTTTTTGCGCTGATACTCATTTAAGGTCTGACACCCCAAGAAGTCGAACTGATGATTTTTATAAAACCCTCCAAACCAAATTTGAATTTATTCTTCAAAAAGGAAAAGAATTACAATGTCCCATTTTAATTGCTGGAGACTTGGGACATCGCTCCTCTTGGCCTTGGTCTTTATACTCTTGGTTTATTCGTATAATTAATTATTATGACGCTGATATCATTTGTATCCCGGGCCAACATGACCTCCCAAATCATAGGATAGATAAAATGGTTGATGCCCCTATAGGGGTTGCTGATATGTCAGATTTTATAATAGCCCTAAACGAAGAGAAAATTACCCGAAAGGAGTTTGTTGTTCACGGTTTTCCTTTTGGAGTAAAGGTGTCAGGGAAGCTTATCCCTGACACTGTTAATATCGCCTTAACCCACCAAATGGTGATTGAAGATAAGCCAGAATGGGAGGGGCAAGCTGGGACAAAGGCAATAACTTTACTTCGGAGAAATAATTTTGATGTTATTCTTTCCGGAGATAACCATAAACCTTTTGTTGTAAAGTACAAAAATAAATTATTGGTTAATCCCGGGTCAATGATGCGGTCGAATGCAGACCAAGCAAACCACAAGCCTCGTATTTATTTGTACAATGCAGAAGAAAATGATGTTACTCCGCTTTTCCTCCCAATTGAAAAAGACGTTTTAAAAGAAGCCCCAAAAGATTCAGAAAACCGTAAAAAAAGATACGAAGCCTTTGTAGAAAACCTCCAGGAAGACAAAGGTACAACTGTTAAATTTGAGGACAATGTTGAAAGATATTTTTCTACTAACCGCACCAGAAAAAATATAAAGGAGAGAGTGTGGGAGATAATCGAAATGGTTTCGTAAACCAAATTTATGACAAGTATGAAAATGATTATAACGGAGACCTGATTGGCAGGGCAGTTCTTATTGCAAGTGAAATTAAACAGACAATTGGAGGGAAAGCTGTTGTTGGTTTTATTTGTGACAAAGAGCTTAAAAAAACTCCCCATGTTTGGGTAGAATGTGCGGGTGAAGACATTGACCCTATTTTTTCAAATGAATATTCTGGGGCAGTTAAAATTATTGTCCACAAAGACCAAGAGACTTTTGAAATGGTAGTCAATTTTTACAAACCATGGAGGGTAAAATGAAGGAAATAAAAGACGAAGAGCTTTTGTATCTTATGGGAGAAAACACTGGTGACTACCACTATCGCACAAAAAAAGAAATTGAAGCAATTGCCGCAGAAAAAAATTGTCGGGCTGTTTTTGCAAAACCTAACCAATTATTCGTTGATATTGACAGCCCCCACCAGCTGAAAGTTTTTAAAGATAATTGGCCCCGGTTTCAAGAATTATATGGAGGGTGGGTTTCATATTACAAACCTTCCAAAAGTGGAGGAATGAGACGGCATATAATTATAGATCTTCCTTTTGCTCCCGAACCTTTTATCCGGGTATTTATGCAAAGACTTCTTGGTAGCGACCATAAAAGAGATATGCAATGCCTTTTTGAAATTGCTTCTGAAGCCGAAGTCTCTGTTTGCTTTTTTGAGCCTATTACAAAGGAGGAGTAATGAGCGATTTAACTGACCGATTAACAAAAATAAAAGAAAAAATTGAAAGAGCCAAAGAAGCCCAAGCTAAACTTCAGGGAGCAATTGAACAAGAAATTAAACAGCTTTCGGAGGAGTTTGGGCTAAACAATATCAAAGACGCTGAAAAGGCTTTGGACAAAATGGAGGAAGAGTTAGACACCATGGAAAACTCTCTGGAAAAAGGAATAAAAAAACTGGAGGGGATGATACCGTGAAAAAAATCATCATAGACAAAAACCAAAACACATTGTGCTTTTTAAAACTAAAACCTGGAGAAAACACTCTTTGCAATAATTGTCCTTGTTTAAATATTATGGATGGAGAAATCCCTTCCTGTGGGATGGGTTTTAATTGCGAAGAATTTTATTCAGAAACGGAAGAAAAAAGCTGGCATATATTCTCCTTTGATTGCCAAATGATTTATATTCGATATTGTAACCCCAAAAACCATTCTGAGGTTCTGAAATATTTCCCAGAAAAGGTTTTGGTAGAAGTGAAAGGAGAAGAATAATGGAAGTTGAAAAAAGCCTTACAATAAAGTTATATCTAAATCACGAAGAAGCCCGGTGGCTGAAACAAGCTATGCAAAACCCTCTTTATGGCCAGCATCCAAGCGAAGAAGCCCATGATGATATAGTGATGCGAAATAAATTTTGGGGAGCATTGCCACCTTTGGAGGAATTAAATGGATATTAACCAGCTATCCGAAAAAATACAACAGGCCAAGGGAGAACGAGCAAGAGTAGAGAAACAAATTGCCCAAACAGAAGAGAAAATTAACCAAGCCACCAAACGGTTAGGGAAAGACGAAGCTGCCCAAATCATTATAAAGGCCATTGCCCAAAATACACAAAAAGCACTTAAGTATAAAATCAGTGAACCTGTAAGCCTCGCTTTAAAGGCCGTTTTTGATGACCCTTATTCTCTGACCATTGATTTTCCAGAGAGAAGAGGAAAAATTGAAGCAGATATTAATTTTGAAAGGAATGGCAATTTACTTCACCCTATGTATGGCTCCGGGCTTGGCCCCGTTGACGTCGCTGGGTTTGGGCTTCGGATTTCTTGCCTTACTATGGCATGCCCAAGGCCTACTTTTATCCTTATTTTAGACGAGCCATTTAAACACCTTAAGGGGATAAAAGAAAACATTAGAGTGATTCAGATGGTTAAAGAAGTAAGTAAATCACTAAGCCCCCAACTTCAAGTTATTATGGTTAATGATGAAAGAGTACCTTTAGAAGAAATTGAAAAAGGAGCGGATAAAATAATTAACGTTAAAATCAGAAATGGAGTAAGCAATGTCGATTAAAAACCCTCTTGACTCTGGATATATTTCTCCTTGTAAAAATTGTCCTCATAAAGACGAAAATAAAAAAGTAAATAGACGGGGAGGAGCAAGTGACCTCCAAGATGTTTGCAAAGAATGTCCCTACCGATTGGCGTTAATAGAAGCAATGCTTCAGGACCCAGTGCCTACAGTAGAAGGAGAATATTTCAACCCTATAAACGATGGCCATTGCCCAATCACTACGAATAACACAATGGGATTAAGATGGAAGGGATAAAAATGACAGTTGATTGGTATCTCCTTGTAGAAAAGTACAACATAAAAAATAATACTTCATACAACTCTCCAAAAGAGCTTCTTAAAATGTTATATAAAAAAGAAGGCTCTACTACTCGAGTGGGAGACCATTTAATTATCTCCAATGGCCCTGTACGAAAAAAAATGAAAGAACTTGATCTCCCCATTAAAAAAAAGGGATGGCCAAAAAACTCTCCTTTGAGAAATAAAATTTTGACTTACCGAAAAAACCGTTTTGAAAAAATGACAGTTTCTCAAGTTGCTAAACTTCTTGGCGGAACCGAACAAGGAGTGAGAAATATCTTTAACAAATTAGGTTACAAATACAAAAAGAGGAATTTTAAAAATGACAAGTAAAAATGAAATAGAAGCAAGAGCAGCAATTGGAATTACCTTGGCTTTGCGGAAAAAGGGATATAAGTGCGGAACAACTATCCCTCAACTGACCCACAAAGAAATCGAATCTATCAGTAGAGACTTTCATGTGGCCATGCCGGTGATTGCAGCAGCAATGAGGAAGAGAACCCCTAAAATCCATGCAGTGGTAGAAAGGAGATAAACAATGTATGCTTTTTTGACTTTTATTATTTGGGTTGCAGGCCTATATGGTTTGTTCACTTGTTTGACAGGACCGTTTATGGCCAAATTCTTTGCTTGTTTGCTTGTTGGTCTTGTTTCTTTAAATTCTTTTTTGTTGGATATATATACATCCAAAATGACTTCAAAATTGGGGGCTGTGGCTGAAGAAGTAAACAAAACAAGGGAGATGATTTCTACAATAAAGAAAACAATTGGTGAAATCATCTCCCTTCATAACACCGCAATTCTCAAAACCTACAAAGAAATTAAATCAAAACCCAAAGGTTAAAGAACACCATCATAGATAATTTGCCACAATCCATGCCGGGAGTAAAAACAAACTTGATCAGCAATATTATCTGGGGTGACGCCTCTCCAATGGGGCATCATCCCCAGATACCAAAAGAACTTGGCTTCCAATTCTGTGCATACCGCCTTTTTTGTAAAAGCCTTACACAATACCGGGGACAAAATATACAAGGGCCTGTAAAAAGGATAAGTTTGGCCCCAATGCTCCTGAAAAATCTTCCGGAAGGAATAATCAAATTTTTCCGGAGTCATATCTTTGTGACGGAAAATAAGAACTCTCTTCCCAATGTAATCCGTTATATGGGCATTTCTAACTTTCCACAAAGCCTCCATTGTCGCACCATTCGGGGAGACAATAAAACCTCCGTGAGTTCCCCAGCAGTTTTCATTTTTATCTGTCCACCGCTGGCCAATTTTGATTATTTTGGAATATAGGTTTTCCGTATCAACAATAAACCCATCTCCAGGAAGAACTTCAATCATTTTTCCTCCCCATCCTTTTTAGCCCGTTTATCTTCGTTGCGCATGAACTCCCATGCTCCCGTGATAAGAACCGGGAGCATAAACCAGTTCGCAATTTCTTCAGGAGTAACTACCCACCCGAACAAACTGGCGATGGTAATAATCGCCGCGATGCTACTGGGTTGCTTCAAAAATACCAATAATCTCTTTAATTTTGTAAAATCCATGGTTCATCCCCCTTTTTTCATTAATTATGGCCAAAGGATTGGCCCGAATTTAAACGTTCGCACCTTGGGCTATACCCTTATAAGCCCCCTTTTAAATCCCGTTTATTTTGCCCACATCAGCAATCGCTATAGCTTGCTTGAGTAAAGACTTTATATTGTTACCTGTTACCCCGTTTAAAGTATGTATCCAATTTAAAATAATATCCGCCTCAATTTGGGAGTAGCCTTTTATTGGGGGGCAGTTAATCATTATTCCTGCAATAATATCTGCTGTTATCTGGCTATAACCTTTAATTGGAGCACAAGTTATTGTAATAGGGCCAGAAGATGCATCTGACTCTTCATCTCCAAAAGTAATAAGAGCATCAGTATTTGAGAGATCAGTTGCTTTTAACCAAGCCGCTGAACGATTTACAATTGAAAGCCGCATTTCGGCAAGGGTACCAGTAAAATAATTATCTGCACTTCCATCGTCTTTACTTCGGCTTCCAATTCTAAGGTTGCTATTTGTAGCGCCAACAGAGGCGTCTCCGGTATCTGTCGTGTATGTTTGACTCCCATCGGGGCTACCATTTTTATAGAAACTGGCCACATCATCATCTACTGCTACAGCACAACCCGTCTCCGTATTATCAGAAATAGTAGAAGTGGATTTTTCTCTTTCATACGTGGAGACATAATTAGAAGCTCGCCCCAAACTTAACTTATCTGTTTCAAACCCAAGACAAAAAGCAATATGAGACCCAGAGGTTTGTTGTGTCCTGAGTTCAAATATAATATTAACAGGCCTCCAACTGGAGCCTGGACTAGAACTAATAGTGCCCTTGACTCTGGCTTCCAAAGTATATTGATTATTGTTTCCTATACTTTGCATATTGGTAGGAGCAGGGCAAGAATTTACACTAATTATATCATCATTACTCCCATCAAAGGCAATACCTTTACTTACAGCTAAATCAACAAGATCTCCACTTGTCATACTTCCTTCAGGAGTACCATGTAAAGCATTGGAAGTAGACTCCAAAATACAATCTGCTCCTCCGGAAGGGTCTTGGCATAAATGCCAAACGCCCACAAAATCATCATCCCAAACCTGTTGAGAGGCTGTTTGGCTGGTATCACCGACATTGCCATAAACTATATTTTGGGGATCTTCTATATTGGACGCCACATGCTGGGGTATTTGTCCGTCAAAGAGAAGTGTACTATTCGAAATAGCATTCCCATAAGTAGTATCTGTTATTTCATCATCGGAAATATAAAGGAGAATATTTTTACAAGTCTCTGTTGTTCTTGTTCCGGAGTCATGGTTATTATTTATAACTATTTCATCAAATTCTATCGCTGTGTCAAAAACACAGATTATTCTTTGGTTTGTATAATCCCCACTATCAGAGACCCAAGAAGTACTACCCCAACCTCCAACCCTTGAAAGAGACGTATCAAAAGCATATTTTGAATCATAATTAGCAGTAACAATACTGGAATGATACGCCGTATAATCTGCCTGAGTAAGAGGTAAAAGTTCTCCGTCTTTATAAAAATCAACTTGACGAATAGAGGTATATGTTGAAGCTCCCCAATTGTCCGTAAAATCAATAATAACTGATTTAGCACTATAATAGGGGCTTGCTGTGGAAGCATAGTTCAGATAAAAAACAGTCTTTTTATCTGCATAAACAGTGGGTAATTTGACGTACAGCTGTGCCTTTTCAGAAGCATCATCCCAATAGGCGATTTCAACCGGGCATTCAACACCATCGTCAGTTGTGACTTTTATTTTAAAGCGATTTGCATCAGAGGCAAGTTCATCAAAAATCGCGGTAATGTCTTTGTCAGAGATTCCAGAGGCACTGGAAAGATTAAGCATAACCGGGAAATCGGTTAATTCAGAGTCAATTAAATCTGGGTTGATTTCAAAGCGAATACGCTTTGTATAATCCTCGTCAATATCAACATCCCGGTAAACAAGGAGATCTTTATTTGAATAGTAAGTGGCTTTTATCCAGTCGTCTGAACGAGCAATATCTGAAATACGAAGTTCAGAAGATTCCCCGTCAAAGGTATGATAATCTGATCCATCATAAATCATTTTCCCTATGCAAAGCTGGGCCGTTCCTGCATATAGTGTATGCGCGTATGCTTGTGAGCCCCCACTATCAGCAACGCCATTTATAAATAAATTAATATTACTTCCGTCCAAGGATGCCGCTATAAAAGCTGAGTCAGTTCCAACATTATCTGTACTATTAAATATATCAGCAGAAGCTTGACCACTATAATAAGCAGCAACTAACCGAACTTTATTACTAACTACTCCAAAACAGCTATTTATACTTGTCGCCGGTTGGTCGTACTTTGAAAAGAGATAACCATCTACAGAAGTAGAATCTTGTTCAATGCATGCCTCCCATGTACCAACTGAAACCCGTAATTCTGAACTATCTGGGACAAGGATTGCGTCATTACTTCCGTCAAAATCTATTGCTTTACCAAAATCCGCATCAACCAAATCACCAGAAGTCATACTCCCAGAGGGAGTTCCATGATTAGCATTAGAAGTAGAGTCAAGGATACAATCTGTTCCTCCGGAAGGATCTTGGGCCATATGGTAAACAGCCTTGAAATTATCATCCCAAACCTGTTGGGCTGCCCATTCTCCGGTGTCATCAACGTAAAGAGGAAATTCTTGGTCATCAGCCACATTTGAAGCAACATGTTCTGCTATTTGCCCGTCGAAAATCTCAGTGCTGTTTGAAATTGCTGCATTGTAGGTTGTGTCTGTAATGGCATCAGAGGAAATATTTATCTTGATGTTTTTTACACCATAATTAGTTGCTGCTCCAGATGAATGGAAATTGTTTATTCTGATTTCATCAAATTCAATAGCCGTATTAAATACAGCTATTAACCTTTGGTTTGTTTCTTGATTAGTCCCTGAAACCCATGATGTATCTTCCCCTGCACCTACTTTAGAAAGGGAGGTAATAAAGGCATGCTCTGCGTCTTTACCCGAACTATATTGAGATGTTACGTAATCTGTAAAATCAGACCCTGAAACTGAAATTAAACCTCCATTTTTATAAAAATCAACAGAACGGATTCCCACCCAGGAAGCATTTCCCCAGTTGTCAGCAATATCAATAATTACTGACTTTGCTGTTACCGCTTTTGCAGCGCCTGCCACTAAAGAAAATTCAGTGTCTTCTGAATCTGAAACTGATGGGAGGCTTGTCCAGAGAATTCCTTTGTTATTAGCAAAATCAAAATGTTCAATTTCACCATAAAGAGTATCACCACTTGCATTTTCAAGAGTTATCTTTTTTCTATTAGTATCCTCTCCTAAAGCTTCAAATACCTCCGGATAAGCCGCCAGGTTAACCATAACCGGGAAATTTGAAAGCGTTGAATCAATTTTTTCGTGATCAATTTTTAAATTAGTTGTTACTTCAGAAAGGGTAAATTCAGCTTCACCTATTCCCACATAAGCAAAAGAACTCTGCCCCGGAACTAATTGTTTTGTTAAAATTTGAACTCGATAATAACGAAAAGCTGCCGGAGAAGTTATCTCAAC